CTGCGTGCTCGCGGTCTTCGTAGTGCTGTTCATGCGGCCCTCCAAGGGCTAGTAGGTGCGCGGGGCGCGCTGGGCGCTGCTCTCCGCGTTGGTGCTGAAGTCATTGGCCTGACGGCCACGGCGTGGGCTCGGACGTGCCGAGCCCCACCGGAGGTGTCAGGACGTGCTGGGGAAACGCTCCTTGCGGCGGGCCCGCATCTTCACAACTACGGCCTCGATCGCCTCGAACTCCGGCGTGCCGACGGCCTCCTGGAGGAGGTCACCCAGGTCGAGGATCGCGTCCCAGTAGCCGGAGCGCCGGAACTCGTCGCGGAGGATGTCGTCCATCTCGGTGCCTTCCTGTCGTTGATGCTTTCTGCGTGGCGGCCAGGGAGTCGAACCCTGCCCATCCGGGACCTGTGACCGTCGCAACGGTCCGGTGTGGCCGGACTGGGAGAAACCTCTACCGCCGTGTTGTGTACCTTGGCGTTGAGGGCTGGGAGTGTTATCGGCATTCCCAGCCCTCGCCCGGATCAGCCCTGCGTGGTGTAGTTCCCCGCAGCGCGGTGGTCTTCGATCTGCTCGACGATTTCGGCGGGGTAGGCATCCTTGTTGGCCAGGATGTTGTCTTCCTGCTCCCGTACCGCCTCACGGCCTTGCCGCGTCCATTCGGCCTGGGCCTCGCGGATGTTCTTGCCCTCGCTGCGGAACCGCTTGACGATCGTCTGCATGCTCTCGACCTGCGTCATGTCGTTCTCCCCTGTTCGCCCCCCGCTTGGTGCGGGGGGTTCGCGCTCACCGCCCGGTCTGTGAGGGGCCGGCGAGCTTCTCGACTGTGTGCGTCGGATTCAGTTTTCAAATTTCTGAGGGGGCCGTTCTCCCTCATGTCTCTAAGTGTAGCAGAGGTGTACCCACACCCGCAAGGCTAGGTGTACCCTCAGGCGTACCCACACCCGGGAGGCAGCATGCCCAACCAGCCCAAGACGCCACTGCGGCGGCTCCGCGTCGATGAAGAACTCTGGGAGGCGTTCGGCATCGTGGCCGAACCCGACCGGTCCGCCGTGATCCGCGACTTCATGCGTTGGTACGTCCGCGAGACCGGCGCCAAGATGCCGAAACGGCCGGAGGTCGAGATCGGATGACTCAGTTGGCCTCGCGGCACCACGACCCATGCCGACATGCCGCCTACGAGATGTCATGCGCCCAGTTCGAGGCGCTCTTCACCATGGCGATCGGCCGTTGCCAGATCTGTGGCGTCGAGGGCTCCGCTACGCCACACGGCATCCTGGTAATCGACCATGACGAAAAGATCGGCATGCACGCCGTGCGCGGTCTGCTCTGTAGTCGATGCAACACGCTACTAGGTCGGCCAGGTCTAGTTCCACAAGAGGTAGCTGGGGCCTATCTGGCTGCGCCCTGGCATGCCGGCCGCCCACCGCGAACAAGGAGCACGGCCTCGGCCGCCCTCGTGGCCGCCGCGCGGGTGCGCCAGGAAGCTCAGCTCGAACTCGAGGCAGCCCGCGCGGCGCTGGCCGATCTCATCCGCGCCGAGATGGGCGTTGGGGTGCGGCAGGTCGACATCGTCAAGGTGACCGACTACACCCGCGAGCAGATTCGCCGCATCGTCGACGCGGAGTACACCCACGAGGAGGTGAGGCGGATCGTTGGCCGAACGGCGGACAGCGATCAAGAGGCGTGATTGCCACACTCGGCCAGGTGACCGATACGCAGAGGCGCGCCAGCGAGCCACTCCGAGCCCACGGCTACATCCACAGCCTCGCCTTCGACGGCACCGCCATCTGGGTGTTCCGGAATAAGGCGCACCTGGAGAAGATCCCGCTCGGGGCGGTCGACGCCATCAACGTCCGTCCCTCCACGCGACTTGTCAACGGCGTCGCCGAGATCGTCCACCACGGTGACCGAGCCCGCGCCGTCGTCTTCACCCACGGGAACCGCAAAGAGTTCGCCGCCTTCATCGACACGATCCTTCGCGCCCGCGCCGGACTGCCCTGGCACCCGATCGAACTGTGGGCCACGCCAGCTCAACCGCTCATCGCCTACGGCATCAAGGGCAACGCAGTCACCTTCGACGGGCACACCGTGCGTGTCTACGTCGGCGACCGCATCGTGCAAGAGGTCGACCTCGGCCGGCTGGCCACCATCGCGGTGACGGCCATACTGCCCGCGACCGGAAACCTGACAATCGGCCTGCGTGGGGGCGGCAAGTGCGTCGTCGGGTTCCAGGCGTCCAACCGGCCCGCCTTCGTCCGGATCGTCGAAGCCGTCGAGCGTACCCGGATCGCGCCATCCCAGCCGGTGCGGCAGTCCGGCCCGGGTTCGGATCCATGGCCGTCGGCGTCGATCCCGTTTGTAGCGCCTGGACCCGCGCCGACTCCCGCGCCGCAACGCTATGTCGTCGGGGCTGGCCTGTCGCCTGGAACCAACCGCACGCTCCGCCGCCTGCTGACGCTGAGCATGTGGACCGAGGGCGCCACGTTGGTGCTGCTGCTCATCCCGGTACTGATCGTGGCAGTCATCTGCGGGTGGGCACTCCTGCACTGAGGTAGGGGTCCGGCGGCGACCACACGGGGGGATGGCCGCCGCCGGAGTCTCAGTGGGGACTGGCGGCCCGAGTGCTTCGTGGCACCCATCCAAATAGGCGCCAGAGGAGGATGGCCGACGCGACATCCGGCAGGTCGGCCGCCATCCGCACGTACGTCTTACCGAGATATTGGCCGAGATCCTCGCGGTCCCGGCCCTGGTACAAGTCCAGCATGCGCTCGACGGCTGACGGGCACGGCCAGGGAGCGCCGCAGGTCTGGCAATCCCAACTGGGTTGCTCGCTCCTGTGCTCGATGGTGGCCATCAGATCGCGCCGTAGCTCGCGAGGCTCTGCGCCAGGATCCAACAGGTCTCGCCGCCGATCCGCTCCCCGCACCGACACCACCCGGTGCGGCGCCCCCACCACGTGCGCTCGGGGCGATGACGCAGGCGCAGGCTCCGGATCTGGTCGTCGCGGGTCATGACTGCGGCTCGCGGGTGATCGGGGCCGACGGGTACCGCAGATACTGTTGACCCGGGGCGTCCTGGGTGGCGGTCTGTCGCACCGCAGCCGGCGGGTACCGCTCCAGCAGCGCCCGCACGTCATCGTCAGACATTTCGCTGTTGCGGTACCAGTGCCCGATCAGGTCGAGCACGTCGGCACGGCTGTGGGGTCCGTCCCCGGCGAACATCTGAATCGCCAGCTGGGCGAAGTCGACGATCTGGCCGGGCGGATCCACCTGCGATCCGCTGATGTGGCCGCCCATATCGGCCCTTACGCTATCGGTCATGGTCGGGGTTACCTCCCGGCTTAGGGCCCGGGTCGCGGCGTTCCCTCGCCGTCCGGGCCTGACTTATGTGGTTGGCCAGGTACAGACCGTACGACTACCTGTCGGTACCTGTCTACCGTCAGGGATCCCGCACTGGGTACGGGTGTCGTCACCTAGCGTCGGGTGTGTGATCAACCGCGAGTCGGCGACGCCCATATACGTGCAGGTCGCGGACGTGATCGCGGCCCGCATCACGGACGGCACGTACCTCCCGGACCGGCCGATCCCGAGCGAGTCTCACATTCAGCAGGAGTTCGGAATCGCCCGAGACACCGTGCGAGCCGCCGTGGGAGTGCTGCGGGAGCGTGGGCTGGTGGTGACCGTGCGGGGCAAGGGCACATACGTCGTACCGACCGGCGCCAATACGCCCTAACTCCTGTACAGAGGTACAGGAGTAGCGGACCCGGACATTCTCCGTAGCGTCCCGGTGATGATCGCCCGGCCCGACGGGATCGGCTACCACGAGTTGGCCGCGATCCTGCGCGAGCAGATCGAGAGCAGCCGGCTGCAGCCCGGGGCCAGGGTGCCGAGCGAACGGGACCTCGTCCAGGCGTATGGCTGCGCGAACGGGACGGCACGTCGGGCGATCGATTTGCTCCGCCAAGAGGGCCTCGTCGTGGTACGCCACGGGTACCCGACACGGGTGGCGGTGCCGGTGGAACGCACCGAGGTGCTGCTGGAGCTGGGTTCCACGCTGCTGGTCCGCCGTGCCACTCCAGTCGAACGCGCCGACCTGGCCCTACCGCTCGGGGCGTACGTCGTGGTGGTCTCGACCATTGATGACGCAACGGTCGTCTATCCCGCAGACCACCACATCTTTCGGCCGGTGTGACCCCCGGCGGGACGGCCGATCATCGTTTCGGAGCCTTGATTCGCAACATGCCTTTCGGCCGTCTTACGCCCGCCCTGCCGGTCAGACATTTATCGGCCGTCCGGACAGAGCACACGCTCCCACGGGTCACAGGGCTGTTATTGGACGATCACGGGGCGTAGAAAGAGCCCTCTCCCGTTGGTTGCCGAGACCCCGCAGCCGACATCCGTCCCCATCCCCCTAACCCTGGAGGAGCGTTTCTCTTATGGCCAAAATGTCCCCGTTCCGATGGCTAATCATCATTGCCGTGGGAGCCGGGTTCTACGTGGTGTTCCTGTTCTCATGGCGGGCCGTCGACCACTCGATGGTTCCGCAGCAGATCAACTCGGTCGCGCTCACCGTCTTCGCGGCCGGTATCATATTCACGGCCGACTGTGAATTGAATGACCGGCGCGACCGGCGGCGCATGGCTCCGTTCGACGCGCAGGCCGAGCAGCTCGCCGAGGTGGTCAAGCAGCTCGGCGCGATCCGGGAGCACCTGTGCGCGGGCGAGTTGACTACCGAGATCCCGCGCCCGTCCGGCGTCTACCGGGCCAGCGCGGTGGTGGCCAACGGCGTGGACCGCGGCGCGATTGAGGTCGCCGAGCGGCTGACCCGGCGCCTCTCGGCCGTCGACGACTGACCCCGGTCGTGCGTCAGGGGTGCGTCACGGCAGTGTCTCGCCAGTGGACATCAGTTGACGCCAGTTGGAAGAAGTAGCAGGTCAGCGGTTGGCAGGAACCGCTGACCTGGTGTTCCTCCGACTTGTAATCGGGCGGTTCCGGGTTCGAGTCCCGGCGTCGGCTCAATGGTTCCGCCGCAGGCCACCGGCTATGCCGGCCTGCGGCCTTTCTCGTTCTTGGGGCCGCGTGCGTCGCTGGTGCGTCGCCACGATTCCTGGACCTTGTCGTGCGTCCCTGGTGCCAGATGGGCGTACCGCTGAGTGGTGGTGAACGACTCATGACCCAGCAGGGCCTGCACGTCGTACAGCGGAACGCCGTCCTGGACCAGCCAGCTCGCCGCGGTGTGCCGCATCGACTTCGGCGGAAACCGGCGGATCCCGGCGGCCACCACCGCGGGGTGCCAGATGCGGTGCCGGAACCCGGGGTCGTCGATCGGGCCACCCTGCGGCCGGGTGAAGACGAGGGCGTCGAGCGGCCGGCCCTCCATCAGCTTCGGCAGCAGGATCCGCAACCGACCGTCCGGGACCGGCACGGTGCGGTGACTCTTCCGCGTCTTCGGGTACTCGCGGAGCCCGCGGCGGGTCATCACCTGCGTGACCTCGATCCGCCACCGTAGCCAGTCGACCCGGTCGCCGGTGAGTCCGAAGATCTCGCCCGGGCGCAGCCCGACCCACATGCCCAGCTCCATCAGCGCCGGCCACTGCGGCTCGTCCGGGCGCAGCTTCCACGCCGCTTCGAGCAGAGCCTCGGCCTCATCGTGCTCGTAGTACTCGATGGGCATCGGCGGAACCTCGGGCAGGTCCAGGCGCGCGAACGGGTTGGACACCACGATGGGCGGGCGTTCGTTGACGGCGGCCCGGTACAGGCTGGACATGAGGTGTGCCGATATGTGCACCGTGCTGGCCGCGAGCACCGGCGAGTCGTCGTCGCCGGGTAGGCCGCGGTGCTTGGCCCGGCGCTTCCGCTCGAGCACCCGGATCCACTCCTGGGCCTCGAGGTGCGTCACCGCGTCCATGGGCCAGGTCGCCCACATCGGAGCGCAGTGGGTTCGCCACGCGGACTCGAGCTTGTCCCGCGTCACCACCTCCACACCTCGAGCGGCGATCCACCGGGCGTACCACTCGCCGATGGTGATGTGGCCGGCGCGCGGGTCCCGCATGTCGCCGCGGTCGAAGCCGGCTTCGAGGCCTTTGGCCCACTCGGCGACGACCTTCTTCAACGCGTCGGTTTTGGTCAGACGTTTCCCGCTGGGGTGCCGGACGGTAGCCTGCCACTTCCCCGACGGCAGCTTGCGTATGTAGGCCATCAGCCTGCCTTTCGTGGTCGCCGGGTCCGCTTCTGTACCGGCATGGCGACGAGATGCCGGAGCGTGGTCCGGATGAACTCCTTGGTCTCGGCGTTCGTGTTCGGGTCTTCGAGCTTGCGGAGCAGCGCGAGGACGTCGGGATCCATCGGCGGTTCGGGGGTGGCTTCCCGTGGGCCCATGCCGAGCGCGGCCAGGGCCTGATCGGCGGGCAGGCCGAGGCCGGCGCAGAACTGCTTGACCTTGTCCACCGTGGGGGCGACCTCGCCACGCCGCCAGCGATGAAAAGTTGAGGCGCGGATGCCGGTGGCTTTCTCGATCTGCGGGTCGGTCATCCCCCGTTCACGGGCGCTCGAAAGTGCACGCTCTACAAAGCGAGCGAAGCGCACGCGGTCGGCTGCTGATGGCATGGATGCACCATATTGCCTGGTGACGGGCTTGATGACGGTCGGCCGCTCACAGTGGCGTAGCTGCCACCGGTCCACACGCTGCTTCCGTAGCATCATCCGTTCAGCTACGCCAAGTGCACCACGTCGAGTCATGTTCATAGATTAACCGTGGAGCCGACGCTCAGAATCACCCGAACGTATGAGTTGCTGCCATCCGTGCCACTGGCTATCGTCACTCGCATGCATGCCACTGGACGCGCAACTGATGGCACGAACGCCATCGACCAAGGGCGCCTGCTGTACACCATCAAGGACACGGCTCGAATGCTGTCCCTGAGCGACCGCATGGTCCGCTACCTGGTCGACCGCGGCGAGTTGTCCGCCGTCAAGGCAGGCCGGGCTCTGCGTGTGCATGGCGCATCCATCGAGGAATACATCAAGACCAACACGACCACGGGGCGGCTGGCGTCATGAAGTCGCAGCCCCCGCCCACCAACCCGCCGCCACCCGGGCCGCGTACGCCGCCGCCTCCATCGGGACCTAAGAAGGCCGAGGCGCTGCTGCCGGTGGCCGAGGTGGCCGCGTTGTGGCGATGCACGCCGCAGCACATCTACAACCTCATCGCGCGGCGGGACCTGCGGTCTGTCCAGGTGGGCATCGGCCGGGCCAAGACCCGCATCCCCGAGTCCGCCGTGGCCGAGTTCGTGGCGCGCCGCACCTCGAAGGCGAGGGCCGCATGACCGGCCCAACCCAGCCCCCTGGCGAGCCCCCAACGGTCCCGCCGATGGCCGGCGCAGCGTCCGATTCCGTTGCGAATGGTGCGCCCGACCCGACCTTCAACCCGGCGTATCGCATCGCCCGCTGCGGCCAGGGATCAACCCACGGGCCGCACGTCATAGAACACGGACCGGACCAACCACGCAACTGCCCGGGAACGGCGGTGCCCATGCACCGTCACCCGTCCGGCCGCGCCTGCGCCGACGGGAAGGTGCTCTTCGAAATCCCGGTCGCGTTGGCCCGGGGCGTGCTGGCCGAGTTGCCGCGCCGGTCGCTGGCGGCAGGTGCCCGATGAGCCAGGCCCTACCGATGACCAGCGAGCGGCGCCTCGACATCTACCGTGCGAGCCGTCGAACCCCGCGGCAGCTCTACCGCTTCGCGCGCATGACGAACCGCGAGAGCCTCCGCGCTCAGGGCGTCCTGACCCACGGCGCGACCGGCGAGCGGATCCGCCGCCCGCTCGAGTTCGTGTCGAAGCCACCGGAGCGCGGCTCGATCCGTACCCACATCGCTGGGTACTGCGGCCCCTGCGACCGGCATGCCCGGCCGCGTCTTCACCGATTCCCCAAGACGTCCGCGCCCGCGCAGCTCCCCAGCGCGCCGGCAGCGGAGTCGCCTACCAGCAGGTCGAGCAGGTAGGGCGACGGGCGGGCCGCCGCTATCAACGGCGACCCGCCCCCTCAAACGCAGGAAAGGCCCCGGGTGTGATCCGGGGCCCCATGGACACCACCACGAATGGAGCACTGATGTCCGAGAGCAGCATCCCACAGGTCACGACGATCGCGACCGAACTGCGCGCCATCGCCGACTCGCTCGACACTCTCGCCGAAATGCCGCTGAACCGGCTGTGGGTGCGGGTCGACATCCAGCCGTCCGGCACCGACGACGACGAGCAGAAGATCGCCACTATCGACGCGATCGGCCAGGCCGTAGTCGGCAAGGCCGGCACCGTACGAGTGATGAGCGACGGCGTCAGCTACCACCACGATGCCAGCGGAACGCTTGGCACGGTGGTGTTCTCGGTGTTCTCGTCGGTCGCCTCGCCGGCCGAGCGGGAACGGCTCGCAGAGGTGACCCGGCTCCGCGCCGAACTGGACGAACTCAAGGCGCGCCCGCCGGCTGTCAGCGACGACCCGAACCCCGAGGCGAACTGCTGCGATCACTTCGTCTCGTCGCACTACCCGACGGGCTGCTACGCGAACAGCGGTGGCTGCGACTGCAAGCTGGACGAGCTTGAGGCTCGCGCGGCGGTGTCGTCATGACATTGCCGGTCCCCACCATCCCTCGGGTCGTCGCCGACCTCCGGGCCGCCCTCGCCAAGTGGCGGTACGACCCGTCCGAGGTCATGTCGCTGTACTCCCGCAGTCACACGTGGGTGCTGCGGGACAAGCTCGTCGAGTTGTCCATCGCCGACTCCTCCAGCGTCGCCTACGTGGCCATCGCCTACCGGGTCGGCGGGGCTGAGCGGGCGCACCTGGTGCTGACCTCCACCGACCAGGTACGGCCCTGGCTCCGTCTCGTGGGTGCGGTGCAGCCGACCCGGGCCGAGTTGGCCGCCGCGATGGTGGTGACGCTGTGAACGCCGTCGAGCACTTCGAATGGGCGCGCAACCGGGCCATGGAGTACATCGAGTTCAACGACGGGGGCGGCGCGTTGGCCTCGCTCGTCAGCGACCTGAACAAGCACCCCGGTACGGCCGACATCTTGTCCGCTGATCTCCTGATGCTCGCGACGGGTGAGCTGCTGATCGGCGGGGCGAGGGGTCTACGCGGGTTCATCGAAGGCATTCCCAGCCCGGTGGTGACGCCGTGATCCTCTTCGTCCTCTGCCTCATCGGCGTCGCCATCCTGGCCCTCTGCGTCTCGGAGGGCCCCCGATGACCCTGCCCTCCTACCTCACCGGCGACACCGCGTCCACGGTCGCCCCCGCCGCGCTGTTCGCGGTCACGCTGCTGGCGCTGCTCATCGCGCTGGTCGCGGTCGTCGCCGCCGCTGTCGTCGGCTCCCGACTGTCGAAGGCCAACAAGCTGCTGGCGGCCACGAACAGGAACCTGCTCACCCTGGGCGCCGACCTCGACGCCCGCAACGAACGTCTCGGCGAGGCCAACGCGCGACTACGGCAGGGCTACGGCCTACCGCCACGCGGGCCGATGCCGCGCCCCGGGCCGCCGGCCGAGGCGACGGTGGCATTCCAGGCACCCACCCAGCAGATGCCGCAGGTTGGACCACGAATCGATCGGAGCGCCACGTGAGTTGCATCGCTATCGATCCCAACTGCGCGGACTGCGCCCGGGCGACGCCCCGTCAGCGACACGGCGAGGGCGACTGCGACGACCTCTGCTCGATGGCGTGCGGACTACTCGCCACCCCGGACGGCCACGCGGCCATCCACAAAGCCCAGCACTGCCGCAGCTGCGACATCTGGTCCTACGACGTCGATGGCGCACCGAACCACGTCACCAGCCTGTGCAAGCACGGCAATTGCGTTCGGTGGAACTGCCCGAACTGCGCCGTCTACCTCGGTGGCTACGGACCGATCACGTGCCCCTGCAACACGAGTTGGACGACGCGGCTGTGGCTGCGCCTACGTAGCTGGAGGAAGACCTCATGATCCCCGCCCTGACCGCCGTCATCGCCACCGTCAGCCCCGTCGCCGAGTACTGGCTCACCCTCGCCATCTCCGCCGTGGCCGAGCTGTGGCGCCCCACCGGCCGGCACCGTCGCGGCTGGCGCGAACCGTCCACATTCGAGTTCGTCTCCGCCAACTGGCAGCGCATGGCCCGCGTGGTCGACGCCGCACCCAGGCCGATCCTGACACCGCTGGAGGCACCCAAGCCGCCGACCATCGGCCAGCGGGCACGACTGCACGGCGCGGCCGACACCCACGAGTTCGTACGCGCCGAGTTCGCCCGCATCGTCGGCGTGGAGCTGGTGCAGCTCGGCGCCGGGTCACATCGGGAGAGGCGGGCGGCGGCGTGAGCGCGGACCTGTTGAAGCGGGCGGCGAAGGTGCTACGCAGCCACGCGACCATCGCCACGTCGAGCCACCCCGCAGAACCCTGGACGGCATTCCAACGAGACCACTTAGATCGCCACATCGTTTGCGTCGAACTGCGCTGGCGGGACGAAGGCGACGCCATGCCGGGCGGATACAGGATCGCCGACATGAGCCTCGACGCACCCGCGGAGGGCTGGCCGCTCGGGCAGGCGGTTGTCGACTCGCAGTACATCGCCCTGATGCACCCGCCGGTGGCGCTCGCGCTGGCCGACTGGCTGGACGAGATCGTCGCCGACCACGAAATCAACTTCCCGTACCAGCGCGTCTTCGCCCTCGCCCGCGCGATCCTCCGGGAGTCGTCATGACGAAGTACAAGCTGCCCGAGGTGCTCGGCGGTGGCGAGCTGGAGGAGCACCCTCGCGGTACTCCCATCGCAGCCGAAGCGCCCGCCGGCACCGTGGCGTTCCTCATCGACGGCTGCCTGGTCTGCGTCGCGGTTGGGCTGCTCACCAGAGTCAAGCCGCCGCTACCGCCCGAGCCCGGCCTCGGCGCCGTTGTCCTCGACCGCCACGACCGGGCCTGGCAGCACGTCGACGCCTATCGGGGTGACTGGTGCTGCACCGTCGACGACCTCGGCGCCGACTGGGTGGAGCTGACCCGCGACGATGGTCCACTGCGGACGCTCGTCGAGGCCCCGGAGCCGGTGAACCTGCCGTGGGACCACCGCGACCGCGACGGCTGCCGCATCGAGGTACACGAGTCGCCACGACCATGGGGCGCCTGCCGCGTCAACACCAGTCGCGGAGTGGATCTGACGCCGGCCATGGCCCGCGAGATGGCCCGCGCCCTCAACACCGCCGCCGACAACGCGGAGCGGGAGGCCACATCATGATCGACGGCATCCCCATGACCCTGCCTCAGCTCCTCTGGATCCTCAGCGGCTGCGCGCTGCTCATCCTCGTCGGAGCCCTCCTGGCGGTGCCACGGCGGCGCCACGACAGGCCGGTGCTCGCGGTGGAGGACCCGACGCCGGACCTCGACCGGGCGGACACGTTCACGCTGGACAGCCACCACGATGGGCGGTTCATCGTCGCCGACTACGGGCGGATGGCGGCGCTACCCGAGGCGCTGTACGACGACAGGTGCCGTGACTGCGAGCGTGGCTGCGTCGGCCTTGTCTGCCCGGCGGTTGACACCTGGCAGCCGGCCCGGCCCGGCGACACTCCGGGCGAACTCGTACCCGGCGAAGGCGAGATCGACCCGCCGCTGTCCCTGCGCGAGGCCCAGATCGAGATCCCGACGGTGAAGCCATGAACGTCCTCTCACTGTTCTCCGGTATCGGTGGCCTGGAGTTGGGGCTGGAACGCGCCGGCATGACCGTCGTCGGCCAGGTCGAGATCGACCCGTTCTGCCGTCAGGTACTCGCGAAGCATTGGCCGGAGGTCCCGAAGCATGACGACGTCCGCACCGCAGTGGAGTGGTGGCTGGGAGGAACCCGTCCTCCCGTTGACGTTGTCGCCGGCGGATTCCCCTGCCAACCCGTTTCCCTCGCCGGTCTCGGCCTCGCCCAGCAAGACGCGCGGTGGCTCTGGCCGGCAGCGCACGTGGTCATTCGCGACCTACGACCGCGCTACGCGATCCTGGAGAACGTCCCGGGTCTCCTTGGACGGGGAATGGGAGACGTACTCGCAGACCTGGCCTCAATCGGGTATGACGCGGAATGGGACTGCATTCCCGCGTCGGCGGTCGGCGCGCTTCACAGACGCAACCGCGTCTTCATCGTTGCCCACCCCAACGGCCAGCGAGGGCGGCACCAACCGGTCACCGTCACCGAACGCCCTTATCCGGCCAACACTTTCGCAGATGGCCCGCGAGGCGTCCTGGCCGACACCGAGGCCGACGGACGGCGACCGGGGCGGCCGCGGAGATCTACTGGCGGCGATCAGGACGGGGCGCTCATCGCGGCGCCGGGACTGGCGACTGTTGCCGACACCGCTGGCGAAGGATGGAGCCCGCGGCGGACTGTCGGTCGCGGCCCAGCATCGGCGCGAGGCGAAGTCACAGACTGGCCTGTCCCTGCCCGAGGAACTTGGTGGGCCGCTGAACCCAACGTGGGTCGAGTGGCTTATGGGGTTCCCGGACGGGTGGACCGACTTAGAGCCCTCGGCAACGCCGTCGTCCCCCAAGTCTCCGAGCACATCGGACGGCTCGTGATGGGAGCGGAGGCATGAGGCGGCCACTGCTCGTCCCCGCGCCGTCGGTGTGCCCGACCTGCGAGGGCGAGCGTGTCGTCGGTACGTCCATCCTCGACGAACTCGACGGCGATCCGCCGAGCTCCCCGTGCCCCGACTGCTGCTGCGGCGTGTGCGGGGAGCCGACTGATACGCCGCCGGAATGCGATCGGTGCGCGTGTGAGGACGAGGCCGCGGCGAAGAGACGAGACGACCGGTGAGCGCGACGCTGACCGAATCCATCACGGTCGCAGGGCTGTACGACATTCCCGCCGAGCAGTACCACCGTGACCCGGTCGAGGGCGGTTCGCTGTCGTCGACCGGCGCCCGGCGGCTGCTGGCGTCGCCAGCCCGGTTCCGGTACGACCAGGACCACCCATCGGCCCCGAAGAAGGAGTACGACCTCGGGCACGCGGCACACCAGCTCGTCCTCGGCGCCGGCCCCGAGCTGGTCCGCGTCGATGCCGACGAGTGGCGCACCAAGGCCATCAAGGAACACGTCGCCGCGATCCGCACCGCAGGTGCCGTGCCGCTTCGTCCGGCCGACTGGGACGCCGTTCGCGCCATGGCCGAGCAACTCCGCCGGCACCCGCTCGCCGGGCCGCTGCTCAGTTCGGGCGGCGTCGCCGAGCAGACCGTGGTGTGGCGCGACGAGCGGACCGGGGTCATGTGTCGGGCGATGATCGACTACCGAACCGGTCGGATCGTGGCGGACTACAAGACCACCACCGACGCGAGCAATGACGCCCTACGCCGGGCGATCGCGACGTACGGCTACTACATCCAGGCCGCCCACTACCTCGACGGCATCGCGGCCGTGACGGGCGTCGAGGCTGGATTCCTGTTCATGGCGCAGGAGAAGGACCCGCCGTACCTGGTCAACGTGGTCCAGTGCGACGACGAGTACCTGGCCATCGGCCGGGCCCGCATCGCCCGCGCCCGCGAGATCTACCGCGACTGCACCGAGTCCGGCATCTGGCCGGGCTACCCCACCGACGACATTCCCACCCTCTCGCCGCCGCGTTGGCTGGCGTACCAACACGAGGAGACCTTGTGACCACCGAAGTTGCCGTACGCGAGGACCAGACCAGCGCGATCGCCGTACGCGAGACCGCCGTCCTGGCCACGCTCGCCGACTGGGCCGCCGAGGCCCGGGCCGCCGCCGCGATCGCGAAGAGCCTGTGCGAGACGTCGTTCGTACCCAAGCACTTCCGCGGCAACCCGGCCGAGGCCACCGCGGCGATCCTCACCGGCCACGAACTCGGCCTGTCGCCGATGGCGTCGCTCCGCAGCATCTACGTCATCGGCGGTACGCCCGCCATGTACGCGATCGCGCTGCGGGCCGTGGTGCAGTCGAAGGGTCACCAGATCTGGGTCGACGAGGCCAGCGCGACCCGCGTCGTGGTGTGTGGTCGCCGCAAAGGCAGCGACCGGATCGAAACGTCCGAGTGGACCGCCGAGCGGGCCAAGACGGCCGAGCTGCTGTCGAACGCCCAGTACAAGAAGAACCCGCGCAACATGCTCACCGCGCGGGCCACGGTGGAGGTGTGCCGGCTCATCGCCGCCGATGCCATCCACGGCATCCCGTACGCCGTCGAGGAGCTGGATGGCGAACCGTCGTTCAGTCCGGCACCCACCGCGACGCGGGTCACCGCGGCCGAGATCCTGGGCGAACCGACGCCGGCCGCCGAGCCCGACGAACCTGAGCCCGACCACGGCATGATGTCCATGCCGCAGCAGCGGAAGATGTTCGCGCTGCTGAAGGAACGCGGCTACGCGGACCGGGACGCCGCGCTGGCGTTCATCGCGGTGACCATCGGCCACGAGATCGAGTCACGCAACGAGCTGACGAGGGATGAGGCCCGCCGCGTCATCGACAAGCTGGACGCGATGGACCCCGAGCCGCCGTCGGATGGTGTCGAGTGAAGACCACGACGCGGGTCACGCAGTACGAAGTCTCCGTGCTGGCCGAGGACAACATCAACCACGGTACGTACGCGATCAACGTCGAGTACCGCGGTGAAGGACGCTGGGCCGTGGTCCGTCACCGCTTCTGCCTCGGCGCCGACGGCGAGTGGGACTTCGAGGTGCGGCCGAGCGAGCGCGAGGACGAGTGGCTGGCCGGGCACCGCTTCGACCTGGAGACCGCTCTACGGCTGGCCGAGCAGGCCGCGCCCGAGATCGTGGTCAACGGGCGCAGCGCGAAGGACGTCGCATGACCACCCAACAATCTCCGGACCGTGGCCCGAGCAGCGCATCCGGCCACGAAAGCGAATCAGGCCACGGTCCGGCCTCAATCTCGGGCCGGCCGGCGGGCGCGTTGGAGAGCGCGCGGGAAGAACCGTCGGCCGGTCCGGGTCGCACTCCGAGCATCCACATCACTCTGATGATCGGGGAGCGGCCCAGCCAAAGCCTCACGCTTCAACTCTGGGAGGCGAGGGGCAAGCAGGGCCTGACCCTGCGGCAGGTCGCCGAGCGCATGGGCAACCACAGCAGCAACATCTGCACGTGGGAGGCCGGCACTCACGCGCCGAACGCTGACCACCTGGTGCGCTGGGCAAAGGCCCTCGGCTTCCGGGTCGCGCTCCTACCGGAGGACCAGCCATGATCACGCTCGTCACGCTGGGCCGGCCAGCTCCCCAAGGATCGAAACGCCACGTCGGGCGCGGCATCATGGTCGAGTCGTCGAAGCACGTGAAGCCGTGGCGTGACGCGGTCCGCAGCGACGCCGTGCTCCAGATGAGCGGCGAGGCACCACTCGACGGCCCGCTCGAGGTCGACATGGTGTTCACGTTCGTCCGCCCGAAGAGCCACTACCGGACCGGCCGCAACGCGCACCTGCTCCGCGACGACGCCCCGACCCGGCCGGCCACCATCCCGGACCTGTCGAAGCTCGCACGGTCCACCGAGGACGCGCTGAAGGACGCCGGGGTGATCCGCGATGACTCGCTCATCGTGGAGTATCGGAGGCTCGCGAAGGTGTGGGCAGGCGAGGACCGCGACGCGCTGTCGACGCCCGGTGTCGTGATCCGGATCGGGCCGTACGTCGAGACGGCGGAGGTGCGCCTTGTCTGACGCCGCACTCAACGCCGCCGTGCGTCTGCTCGGCCACGAGCGCGGCCACGCCCTGCTCGGATGCGACTGGGGCACGCTGGTCGCCGCACCGGACGACCGGGAGGTGTGCGTCCGGCAGGCGCGCCAGATCGTCGCGCTTTACAACGGCGACGACCGGACGGACGTCAGGGTCTGCCTGGTCCACCGCGACCGCCTCCTCGCCGAGACGACTCCACGTAGCGAGCCCGGGATGGTGCCCGATGCCGGTTGAGATCTATCCGACGCACGTCTTCGTCGACGACGGCACCGACTGGCTGGACCGCATCCGTCGCTGCCGGTACGTCACCGGCGAGCACGGCGAGGTGTGCTCCATGCCCGAGAACAACCGGGTGCACGACGTCCCGGACACCAGTGAAGCGACAGCAGAACACCGGCGACGAGTCGGGGAGAGCGAGACCGAATGAACATCGACATCCTGGCGGCCACCGACCGTCAGGCCGTAGTCGCCAAGGCGCTGGAGACCCAGGTTCATGGCCTGGAGCTCCACGACTACGTCCACATGGCCAAGGCCGTACTACTCGCCCTCGACGAGCACGCCAACGCCCGCGAGTTCGGCGCAGAGCCCTTCCCGGACTTCGAACTGAGCGCCGCGCAGGAGATCCGGGCCAGGGCGTTGGACAGTGCGGCGCGGTTCGCCGTCGGCTCCGACGCGGGGGAGCGCGATCTGCTGGAGATAGCGGTCATGTTCGCCGGCTGGGTCGAGACGGGCACTCAGCCCGATCCGGCCGATGGATGACCTGACCGCCGAACGGTACGCGCCACGGCGGCGACGGAAGCCCCGGCCCGATGAGCCGGACCCGTCGCCGCCCAGCGAGTACGAGCTGGTGGAGAAGCGACGCCGAATCCTCGTCGGCAAAGAGCTACCCGACGACGCAGAACCCACCGATTATCCACAGGTTATCCACCGGATATCCACTGATCCGTAGCGGTCGAACCTGGCCGCGCTCTACGGTCGCAAGTCCTTACCTACCACCGAGAGGAGGTGTCATGAGCGACTCATGGATTAGCGCCGAAACCGAGGAGAAGGAACACGACTTCGCGGGCATCATGGCCATGCACATGCAGATCTGTAAGTCGATCCTCGCCAAGTACGGCGGACCGACCTACCTATACGCCGACCTCTACGCCGGACCCGGACACCTCGAATTCGGCGACCGCCGCTTCCTCGGCAGTCCGCTGATAGTCGATGAGACCGCGCGACGGCTGAACCTGGCGTACGAGGCATTGCTGTTCGAGAAGGATGCCGAGACCGCTGCGCGGCTGGCGCACGCGGTGGCCGGCTCGCCATCTGCGATCGTCCACTCTGGCCGCTGCGAGGACGGATTCGGGCGGTGGCTCGATGGCCTGGGACGGCAGAGCCGCCGCTACGGGCTTGTCTACTCCGACCCGATCCGCGACGAGATCCCGCACCAGCTACTCAGCAGGGCCGCGACGCTTCTGCCGAAGGTGGACCTGCTGTCGTACGTATCGGCGACGCAGTACAAGCGGCGCCGCGGTGTCGACCCGAGCCGCCCACTACTGGCGGACCACGTCGCGGCCATCCCGAAGAAGGTCGTACTGATCCGGGAGCCGGTCGGCGCTTGGCAGTGGACGTTCATCCTCTGGTCGAACTGGGTGAACCTGCCGGAGTGGAAGCGGCGGGGCTTCCACCGCCTCGACACGGAGCACGGCGCCCGCATCATGGATCGGCTGACGTTGACGAGCCGGGAGCTCCAGGCGGCCACGAACGTGCCGCTGCCGCTGCCGCTGGAGACTGGGCCGGCCTACTCGACCTACGCGGAGTACCTGAGACACCCGAGATTCCTGAAGGTCCGGACTGAGGTGTTCGCCCGCGCCGCGGGGCGTTGTGAGCGTTGCCAGCTGCATCCTCCGAAGGATCCGCATCACCTGCGGTATCCGCCGTGGGGTGAGTTCGACGTGCCCGAGAACCTGATCGCGATCTGCCATCAGTGCCACTGCGATATTCACGGGAAGGCGTCATGACAGACGTTTTGGTGCCGGTGCTGTCACCGGCGGACGCCGAGGTCCTTAGCGGCCGAATCAAGCGCGGGCTCGGCAACCTCGAGGCCGACCTTCAGGCCGCCATCGACGGCCAGATCTGGATCGGCATGGGATACGCCAAGTTCGCCGACTGGTGGCACGGCGAGGGCTTCGAAGGCTTCCGTCTACAGGGGACGCTCTACGACTGGGCGGCACGGCAACTGAAGACGGATTATCCGGAGATGGGCCCTACGGCCATAGGTCGAGCATTGGGAACCAGCGCCTCCACCGTCGAAAGATCATTTAGGCCGTCAAATGACGGGCAACGTGATCATGGCGAACTGCTGCCCGAGTTCATCCCACCCACAGAACCCGATCCGTTGCCGCCGGAGATCGCTGAGCAGATCGAGACGCGAATAGCGGCGAAGATGATCCCGCCCACGAAGCCGTTTGCTGGCCCCGTCGAACCGCCGGCGCCACGACCGACGCCCATCATGCTCACCCTGCGCACCAACACTGGCGAGGCGGTGCCCTACCCCCAGCCGGCGAGCAAGGCCACGTTCAACCAGACGGACGGCGAGGGCATCTCCTGGGCTGGCTGGTCGTGGAACCCGGTCACCGGGTGCCTGCACGGCTGCACCTACTGCTACGCCCGGGCGATCGCACACCGGTTCACCGATGGCTTCCCGGTCGGGTTCACACCGCTTTTCCACCACGAGCGCCTGGACGCGCCCGCGAACACGACGATTCCGGAGAAGCATCGCGGCCATCCGCTGGACGACTGCTCTGTCGAGTGCCCATCCTGCGCATATCGGAGAGTGTTCGTCTGCTCCATGGCTGACCTTTATGGACGGTGGGTGCCGGATGAGTGGATTGCTCAGGTCCACGCGTCGATGCTCGCCAACCCGTTCTGGGAGTACCTGCTGCTGACGAAGTTCCCGGCCCGGTACGTGGGCCTGGACCTCCCGCCGAACGCCTGGGTTGGCACGTCGGTCGACGAACAGAAGCGCGTTCGGATCGCCGAGGATGCCTTCAGGAAGATCGATGGCGTCAAGCACAAGTGGCTCTCACTGGAGCCCCTGAACGAGCCGCTCGAGTTCACCGACCTGTCCATGTTCGACTGGGTCGTCATCGGCGCTCAGACCGAGACCAGGCAGCCGGACGGCACTGTCGCCTCCTTCGCGCCGCCGTGGGAGTGGGTGTGCCGCATCACCGCCCAGGCCAAGGAGGCCGGCTGCGCCGTGCACTGGAAGCCCAATCTGTACAACGGTCGCCCGGGGCTGCCCCTGAACGAGTACCCGGTCGGCTAATGGCACGTATCCGAACGATCAAGCCGAGTTTCTTCCGGTCTGACGACGTGTCGGCGCTGCCACTGCGTGCGCGCCTGACATGGATCGGCCTCTGGACGCAATGCGACGACCAGGGCCGTGCGAAGGATCATGCTCGGCTGATCAAGGCGGATATCTGGCCGTTGGATCCGGTGTCACTCGCCGACATCGAGGAGGACCTGGAGACGCTGGCCGGACACGGGCGCATTGTGCGCTACGAAGTGGACGGTCAGCGCTACCTGGAGATCACGAATTGGCGTGCTCACCAGGCCATCCAGAAGCCCACCGCGAGCCGGATCCCACCGCCAGACAAGGCAACCGTCAATGGCTCCGCTACTCCTACCGTAGTCCTACCGGAAGATGCCGATACAGCTATCGCGGGGAAGGGAAGGGAAAGGAAGGGAAGGGAAGGGACGCGCGTACCTGCGCGCGAGCCCGACCCGCCGACTCCGAACCCCGCCAGCCCAGAGCCCCCTCCTCGATGCGAAAAGCACCTCGACAACCCAGACCCGTCGCCGTGCGGAGCCTGCGCCGAGGCACGCAAAACCCTGGCCCGCTGGCAGGTCGCCAAGGCCGCCCGCATCGCCAAGGCGCCGAAGTGCCGCGTTCACCGCGGTCAACCCGCCGGCAATTGCGGCCTGTGCCGAGCCGAGGAGCTGAGCCCCGCATGACCGCCACCACCCGCGACCACGAAGGAGCGACGACACGATGAGCGACCCGATTCTTGGCCCCGCCGCCGATGCCACCGAGGACGCCGCGATGCGCCTGGGTGGCCGCGACCTCGGTACCGCCAACCGCGACAGGATCGTGGCCGCTGGCCTGGTAGTCGCATTCCGACTACTCGCCGATCTGGTCGACAACGGGCCGACGTTCCCGATGCCGCCGTCCATCATCTCGGCGCTGATCCGCGAACGGGCCGACCAGATCGAAGCCGAGGTGCAGGCATGAGCGCCCCCGACATCACCGACCCCAACGCCGACCTGGCCGACAGCGCACGTCGCATCACGCATGCCTGGATGGCCCACCTCGGCTACGAACCCGGCCAGATCGCCGCTGCCGAAACCCAGGAGCACGCCGGCCTCTGCGAGTTCAACGGCGAGTTCTGGGAGTGCGACGATGGAAATGGCGTCAGCCACCACCCAGTCCGCGACGAGATGGACAACGCCGCCGCGATGGTGATGTTCGTGCTGGAGCGGCTTGGTCCCACGCCAGCCACCGCCGAGCCCGTCGACGACCTCCAGGACATCCGCACCAAGTGGCTGCGCTTCTGCTCCCACGACCTCGACCTGCCGTACCCGTGCATCTGCCCGAACGAGGACCACCGGTCGGTCATCGCCGCGTTGGTGACCGAGGTGGAGACGCTACGGGCGGAGGTGGCGCGGCTGGAGGGCGAGCGGGCAGAAGCGGGACGGGCCGCTCGGGGGCTCACGTCGGCGCTGATCGCTGTGGCGGACCGCCTCGATGTTCCGTACACCGATGAGGCCAGGTGGACCGACCGGCCTGAGTGGACGCCGTGGTCCCGGTTCGTCGCCCCGGCGTTGAGGCGGCTGCGAGCGGCGCTAGCCATAGATCCAGCCGTCGAGGAGGCTGACATCGAGCGCCTGCCGGAGTGGGAGTCCGACCTGCTGCTGTCGCAGGCCATGACCGAACGGGACCAGGCCCGCGCCGACCTCGCCGCTCTCCATGCCGAGGCCGCGCGGCTCGCCACCGACCGGGCCAAGGCGCACGCGATCGTCGACGACCTCATGGCCGAACGGAATGCGGCACTGGACAAGCGGGACCATGCACGGACGGCAGCAGCGAACATGAGGCAGGCCAGGAACGCGGCGCAGGCCGAACGGTCCGCCCTCGGCCCGTTGGTCGAGGCGGTCCTGAGGTTCGTTGAGATCGAGTCCGGGCGCAGCGCGGCCATGGAGAACTGCTCGGCATGGCTGGAGGAACAGAAGGTTCGCCGTGCCGCCCTCATCGCCGCCGTCGACCAGATGGCAGCGCATGATGCGGCCCGCCCCACGAGAGGTCTCTCACCACAAGTTCCCAACTCCACGGGCGGGCCGCAGACCGATGGTAGCGCCGTCGACCAGATGGCCCCGTCCGGCCCGCCCAGCGAGCCCCAGGGCGACGATCAGGGCGCGGTGGCGGGTACGGACACGGTGGAGGCGCAGGAGGGCACACAGCGGCTCTGGCGACACGGCGGCTGCGGGTACATCGCCACGCCGCCGCTACCAGTGCCCTGCCCCCGGTGCGGCAACGACGCGGAGTGGATTACGGCGATGAACACAACCGGGCCGACACCAACGATCGCGCTGCGGAGCGAGCCGTTGGTGGTGCGCGATGTCTGAGCCCACCGAGGCCGCGTACGAGGCGGCGGCGCGGGCTGCCATTGCATCCCGCCACGATGACGACGACATGGCGGCAAGGCTCGCCGCGACCAGGGCAGCCAAGGCCGCTGTCGACGCCGTCTGGCCGCTCGCTGTGGCCGAAGGACGGCGACAGGCGGCGGCCGATCCCTGCCCATGCCAAACGGCGCGGGATCAACCGCACCCATCGCTCGGCAGCGGCCCGGACTGCTCCTGGTGTGGCCGCGCCCAGATGGCCGCAGTCCACGATCCGCGCCTCGGTCTCGCCCGTGGGGCCGAGATCAAGGCCGAGATCGCTCGCCGCGAAATGGAGGCCGGCCGTGGCTGAGCCGCCGAGGGGGCATCGTCCCGAGGACCATGAGGATTGGTGTGCCTTCTGGGTCAGCGATGGCGTCGAATGGTGCGATTGCCCGCCCGCTCCGGTCACCGAGGACAGCGACTGTGCCCACGCCGACCGGGTCGAGGTCACGACCCTGCCCGACCGCGACCGGCGGTTCCTGTGCCCGGCCTGCGGCTACGAGTGGATGGAGGCGCGGGAGTGACCCAGCCCACCTGCGCTCGTTGCGCCCGGCCGATGCCCGACACGGCGTACTGCTGCGCCGTCTGCGCCGACCGGCTGGCCCGCGACCTCACCGTGGCCGCCGAGCTGATGCCCGAGCTGGTCGTCACGGTGGCCAGGCTCGACCGCATCGGTCAGGGAGGGCGCGGCAACGGCGAGAACCCGCTGCCGGTGAACCTGGAGGCGGCCGAGGCCGAGGACGCGGTGAATAACACGTTCACGACCTGGGCGCGGCACGTCAGCGAGGAACGCGGCAAGGCCATCGACGGCGAGGCGGCGGCTTGGTTGGCCGGACAGACGGGCTGGCTCCGGTACCGGCCCGAGGCCGAGGAGGCGTTCGACGAGCTGGACTACGCGTGTCGGCTCGTCAGGCGCACGATCGACATCCCGGTGCCCCGGTGGTACGCCGGACCCTGCGCGTGCGGCAGTGAGCTCTACGCGGCGACGCTGGCGGCAACGGTGCGGTGTCAGGACTGCGGGGCGACGTACGACGCCCGGGAGCGTAAGGCGTGGCTGCTGGAGCAGGCGCGTGACGTCCTGGCACACGCCGGGTGGATCGCGTCGGCGGCCAGCGCGTTGGGTGAGCCCGTGACGGCGGACATGATCTACGGGTACGTGCGTCGCGGGCGACTGCTGGCCCATGGGCGGGACCAGCGCGACCGGCCGCTGTATCGGGTCGGAGACGTGCTGGACGTACTTGAGAGGATTGCGGCGTGAGCGAGGAACCGATCTGCAAGCTATGCGGGCATCATGCGGATAGCCACCGCTTCCGGCTCGACGCCGACGGTGGGCCGATCTGCACTTCGTGCCCTGACCGAAAGTGTCAGGACGGACCAGACGGTCAGAGGTATCGCGAGCCCGACCGGGTGGCTGCTTGACACGGATGATCACGCGACGGATCATGTGCGGTGTCACCACTCTGCCCGGACCTCATTTCGAGGCCGGGCATTCGTCGTCTCTGGGGACTTCCCGCCCAACCATCAGACGGGAGGACACCGTGGCCATGCTGCGGATCCCGTTCGGCGATCTGGTCCTCGTGGCCGGTGCCGAAATCCCCGGCCTGCGACCACCTGCCCCGCTGCACCTCGTGTGGACGGTCGGCGCAGTCCGAGACACCACACCAGCCGACCGGACGGCAGGACTGCCGCCGGTCTACAAGTACCCGCCAGGAAAGGTGGACCTGCACATGGATCTCCAGGCCGACAAGAAGGTCGCTCTGTCCATCAGCGCCGAGGACGAGATCGGCAACCCGGCCACGTTCGACGGCACCTTCGCGTTCAGCGTGGACGACTCGTCGATCGTCGCCCTCACCGACAACGGCGACGGCACCGCCGAAGCCGCCGCGACTGGCGCGCTGGGCGTAGCCACCGTGACCGCGACCGCGACGAAGGCCGACGGTACGACCGGCGGACAGGGCGTGCTCGCGTTCCAGGTCGTCGCCGGAGACGTCGCGACGTTCGAGATCGTCGCGGGCGCTCCGGAAGAAGTCACCCCGGACGTCTGAGCAATCCGGTCATGGCGAAGGTCCCGTACTACTCGCGGGACCTTCGCGGTTTCCGCGCCGCCTTCCTGGATGAGAGTTCCTGGCTGGCGGGCAAGCTCGTTTTCTGGCGTTGGCACGTCGACGTAGATCGGGCCTGCCGGGAACTTCGGGAGGCGACATGCTCCTCCCTGGTAGGGCAGGCCCCCAGCAGAGACCTTCTCCCGGAAGCCCCACTCTCATGCCCCCACTGAAGGCATGTCTGGACTGTGGGGCCATATCCAGGGGCACCAGATGCCCCTCCCACAGGAGGGTCCGTAGCAGGGCCACCCTGCAGAGCAAGCGTGATGTCCGCCCATACACGTGGGCGGAGAAGCAACGTAGGGCACAGGCAGTAGCACAGTGGATACGTACCTATGGGCATGTATGCCCCGGCTATCTGATAGATCCTCATCCCTCTACTGACCTCACGGCAGACCACCCGGTCGAGGTGGTGCGTGGTGGCAGTGAGGAGCAGGAACTCATAGTCCTATGTAGATCATGCAACTCACGCAAATCACATGCGTAGATGTGAGCAGGACCCCGGGGTGGGGTCGACACGGAAATGTGCCTCGACCCGCGACCCCACGATCAGGCTTCTCGCCGTCTGTACGGTTCCCACGATCTGGACTGCGCCGGGGGTGAGTCATGCCCGCGACTCCCAAAACTGATCCGGTCCGGCGCAACGTGCGCGTCGGCCCGCTCCTGCTGCCGGCCGAGGGCCGCAAGGGTGCGACGCCGACCTGGCCGCTGGGCACCTCCGATGATCCAGAGTTGACGAAGCGCGAGCTGACGATCTGGCGCGAACTCTGGAAGACACCTCAGGCTGTTGAATGGGAACGCCTCGGCTGGAAGCGCGTCGTGGCCCGCTATGCCCGAACGCTCGTGGGCGCCGAGCAACTCAACAAGGACTGCATGTCGGAGGCCCGCCAACTCGAGGACCGCCTCGGTCTGACTCCGAAGTCGATGCGAATGCTGTTGTGGCAGGTCGTCACTGACGAGGTGGCCGAGAAGCGCGACGCGAAGGCGGCCACCAGCGCGAGAGGTCGCGTCAAGGCGGTCGGCTGATGCCGCGGCGCAGAGGCTCCGGCTGGCGCGGTCCCAATGAGCCGGGTGAGTTCCCAACGCTCGGGTACGACATGGGCGAATGGATCGAAGCGCACGTCGTCATCCCGGACGGCTACCGGCAGGGTGAGCCATTCCTGCTGACGGACGAGATGTGGAAGTTCCTGATCCACTTTTATCGCCTGTACCCGTATGCCGAACCTTGGCCCGCGCCGGATGCGCTGAGATTCACCGGCGGCCAGTTGCGACGCAGCCAGAAGTGGGGCAAGGACCCGTTCGGCGCCGGGATGATTCTCGGCGAGGCGCTCGGCCCTGGCCGGTTCGACGGTTGGAACGCTGATGGTGAGCCGGTCGGCGCTCCGTACCCAACGCCGCTGATGGCCTGTCTTGGCACCAGCGAGGACCAGACGGACAACACCTGGCGGCCGTTGCTGAGCATGATTCGGCTCGGACCGCTGATCAACCTGCCCGGCATGGATGCCGGCGAGACGCGGGTCAACCTCCCCTCGGGCGGAAAGATCGAGCCAGTCACGACGAGCGCCCGGGCCCGCCTTGGCGCGCCGATGTCGTTCGTGACGATCACCGAGTCCCACCTGTTCACCCTGCAGGGCGGGCACCGGAAAGTGTGTGGCGCCGTGAAGCGCAACGTCGCCGGCATGGATGGGCGTTGGCTGGAGCTCACCAACGCCTGGGACCCGACGGAGGGCTCCGAGGCGCAGGTGACCGCGGAGTCCGGTGACGAGCGGGTATATGTCGACACCGTCGAGCCGCACCGCGTCGAGGACCTCCAGGACGACGAGGCGTTGTATGCGGAGCTGATGCGCCAGTACGGCGACTCCGCACGCGAGCGCGGCGGCTGGGTGAACATCAAGGGCCGCATCTTCCACGAGGTCCGATCGGCCCGACACCTCGAGGCTGATCGGCGCCGGTTCTTCCTGAACGAGATCGTCGTCGGTGAGTCGGTGTTCGTTGACCCGATCCGCTGGGCCCTGGCCGGCCTTGATGACGCGCCACTAGTCAAGGACGAAGCGATCGCGCTGGGCTTCGACGGCTCGAAGTACCACGATGCGACCGCGTTGGTCGCGTCCCGGCTGTCCGACGGCCGCCTGTTCTGTCTGCGGGTCTGGGAGCGGCCACCCGATGCCCCGAAGGACTGGAAAGTTCCGGGCGCCGAGGTGGACCGCGTAGTCCGCGACACGTTCGCGGCATATCGGGTCAGCTACCTGTTCGCGGACCCGTACCGATGGCAGGACTACCTCGACAACTGGTCCGCGGCCTTCCCCGACAAGATCGTGGAGTTCCCGACCAACGTCGAGCAACGCATGGACAAGGCGATAGAGCGGTTCCAGACCTCCTTCGCCGAGGGCGAGATCACGCACGACGGCTCGCCAAGCCTGGCCCGACACATGAAGAACGCCGTGTTGGTTAAGGGCGGCAAGAAGAAGGCTCGGCCTGGCGAGGAAGACAACGTCGCCACCCACTACCTGAAGATGGCCAAACGCGGCGACGGAATGCTCATCGACCTGGCTGTGGCCGCCGTGCTCGCCCACCATGCCCGCGGGCAAGCCATCGAAGACGGCTTCCTGGCTCCGCCTCCCGCCTTCTTCGGCGCCTACCGCTAGCAAGGAGGCCGCCGTGACCGCGCTCGACTACTCGGTGGCCCGGATCGCTGACTGGCGTACCCGTGTCCGGGTAATGCCGTTGCTGCTGAGCCTGCTGGCTCTGCCGTTCCTGGTCGCCGGCTCGACTGCCGCGGCCGCCGTCATCGCGTATCGCTTCGCCGTCGCCGCCACTCAGACCGGCTATGCCGACGTGCGGGACAGGTATTCGCGTGTTGGCTGATCGCGTGCAGGCCCGCCTCGCGCGCCGTGGTGGAACCGGCGTTGAAGAGCGGAACTCCATCGACACCTGGTACAGCGACTTCCTCCAGCCAGCCTTGAACCAGTTCGGCGGCATCCAGGGTCTGAACATGACCTCTCCGGGCATGCGCGTCACGGAGATCATGGCGACGCTGCCGAGCTACGCGGCCGCGCTGCGCAGGTGTCCGCCGGCGTTCGCGGCCGAGATGGTGCGGGCGCTGGTTCTGTCGCAGGCCCGGTTCACGTTCCGGTCGCGGCCATCCGCTGGCGGTCCGCGCAAGACGTTCGGGAACCGGGACCTGTCGCTGCTCGAGCGCCCGTGGCCGAACGGCACCACGGGTGAGCTGATAACGAAGATGGAGTGGCACGCCGGCTTGGCCGGCAATGCCTACGTGACGAACCGTACGGCCGGCCGGCTGCGAGTCCTACGGCCGGATTGGACGGCGATCGTCTACGGCAGCGAGCAGGAGCCGCAGGACGCGGCTACGGCGCTGGACGGCGAGGTCGTCGGCTACGTCTACGCCAACGGTGGTCTAACCGCTCCGGGCAATGGCGCGGTCGCTGGGATGTTCCACCGAGTGCAGACCCTGCTGCCCGATGAAGTCGCCCACTGGTCGCCCATGCCGGATCCCGAGGGTGGCGGCATCGGGATGTCGTGGCTGACGCCAGCAATTCGGGACATGCAGGGCGACCAGGCGGCCACCGAGCACAAGCTTCAGTTCTGGAAGAACGGCGCGAGCCCGAATCTTGTGGTCAAGGGCATCCCGGCGATGACCAAGGGGCAGTTCGACGAGATCGTCGACATGATCGAGTCGAACCACACCGGAGTCCGCAACGCCTTCAAGACGCTCTACCTGACTGCAGGTGCTGACGCCACGGTGGTCGGCTCGAACTGGCAGCAGATGGACCTGAAGGCCATCATGGGCGCTGGCGAAACCAGGATCTCCTATCTGTCCCGCGTTCCCGCGTCAGTGTTAGGTATCTCGGAGGGCTTGGCCGGATCGAGCCTGAACGCCGGCAACTTCGGCATGGCGCGCCGCATCATGGCGGACACCTGGATCTATCCGACCCTGCAGGATCTGGCCGCGTCGTTGGCGTCGGTGACGAAGGTCCCGAACGACGCCGAGTTGTGGTACCTGACCGACGACATGCCGATCCTCCGCGAGGACTCGAAGGACGCGGCGGAGATCGAGCAAATCAAGCAGGCGTCGATCGTGGCGTATGTCAACGCCGGGTTCACGCCGGAGTCGTCGGTTGAGGCGGTGCAGACCGGTGACGTGTCGCGACTGAAGCACACCGGCAACCTGAGTGTGCAGCTTCAGCCGCCGGGAATGGTAGCCAGCCAGCCCACTGACACTTCGGCACCAGTCGCACCGACCGATCCCGGTGCGGCACCCCGCAAGCCGGCGCCGCCAGTGAAGTCCGCCAAGCCCGCACCTGCGAAGGGGTGAACCGTGGACACCTTGACCCGCGATCGGACTCTTCGCCTCGCGGGTATCGAACTGCGCGGTCATCCGCACCCGGGCCAGCACTACAAGCATGGCTGGATCCCGATTGGAGCCGTGGGCAATTGGGAATCACTGAGCGGCCGTGCTCGACGCGTGAGGGAATCCGCTGGGTCGCTGGTTGTGAAGTCCGAGGGCAACGGCGGCTTCATGGGTGGCACCGCGCGAGAGACTCACGCCGATGGCACTGTCACGATTCACAAAACGCCCCGCGACGCCGAGGGAATCACCGGTGTCCATCAGGCAGACGCCGAGGAACTCGGGTCACTCGTAGCCAACGCGGTTGGTGTTCGCGCGCCGGCCGTGTACCGCGCGGGACCGACAGAACTCCAAATGGAATTCATGGATGGCCGACACATCGATCACAGCTCAATTTCGCCCTGGGTCGCGCCGCCGGAAGAGGTAGTGAACTCCGACCAGGGCCGACTCCTTGGTCTATTCGATCTACTCGCAGGAAACCCGGACCGTCACGCCGGCAACTTTCTCCTCCAGGACGACGGCGGGATTGTCGCGATCGATCACGCGCTGTCTTTCGGACACCATGCGAGCAATGGCCTCGGCTACTTCTCGGATGAATTCTCCAACGAGGCCCACAACAACTGGGCGGAGCACATCGATATTTCGCCCGGCGATCTGACGTTGATTCGACAGCGCCTGGAATCTTTGCGGCCGGAGTTCGAGCGGCTTCACCGTCTGGACTGGTTTGACACCATGATGGAGAACCTCGCGATCTTTGAGCCGCGTGCGGTCGGGACCACCAGAAGGGTGGCCTAGACATGCGGCGAGAACTGCGGGTCGTCGGATCCGATGCTGGCAGCGGTGGATCTGTCAGTGTCGACGAAACTGGCCGGGGGACCTTCGAGGGTGCTGCTCCGAACATTTTCGCAGCACTCATTCGGCTGACGCCAGATCGGGACGCTTTAGCGGCCGGGTTGGTCCGGGACGGTTGGTCTAACGGTTACATCTGCCTTGGCCCTATTGAGGACCAGGCGGGACGCAAGGGTGCCGCGATCCGTCAGGACACAACCACGCCTGCCGCCCTTCGTCACCGGGATCTGCGGCTGCTCGGCATCGAGGTCCGTGATGTCCCCCTCGAGGACAACACCCTCGACGAGAACACCGAGGTGCTGGTTGCTGCGATCCGTAGCCTGTCGGGCGACGAGGAGCGGGCCTGGTCCGTCGAGCAGGCGGCCAAGCACCCGCGCGGTAAGGGTGGCCGGTTCGCGAAGTTGACGGCCATCATGGGCGCTGCTCTGCACGACTTCCTCAAGGGCGACGGCCCGGACGATCCGCTGGCGAAGTTCGACCGCGAGCAGGTTCGCCGCGCAGCCAAGGCGCTGGAGGCCGACGGCATGCCGGCCATGCGTCGCGGCGCGTCCGAGAAGGAGATCAAGGACGCGATTCTCGAACATGCTCGCCAGTCGTTCCGCGAGGTCGACGCGGCGGACAAGGCTAGGCCGAAGCCGTCGGCGAAGTTCACGCTCAAGGGCGACGGCAAGCCCGATCCGAAGCTCGTCCGCGAGGTCGAGGTCGAGAACAAGATCCGCGCGGCGTACCGGGATCTGCCCAAGCTGGCCGGTGGCTGGGTTCACCTGTCCGACCTCCGCGACAACCTCGGCGACTTGAGTCGTGAAGACACTGACGCGGCTTTGCTGAGGTTGTCTCGACAGAAGGGTGTTCGGCTGGATCCGCTCGACATGGGCGTTCGGCTCGATACCTTCAAACCCCCCGGCCGTCGTGATCGCGAGGCCGCACTTGATCTCGGCGGCACCCCCCATCAGATCCTGGCCATTGAGGACCCGTCGCCGCGCCCGCTGCCGAAGGCCGAGCCCTCGAAGCTCCGCAACAAGGACGTGGCCGTCTATCACGAAGCCGACGGCAAGGTCAGCCTGTACGAGGAGTCCGACTCCGGTGTGCGCGGCGCCCGCGTGATGACCGCGCCGGAGCTGGCTGGGCTGGAGAAGTGGGCCAGCGACAACGGCGAGACGGAGCTGGCGGACTGGGCGGCCAAGGAGCAGGGTGTGGCTCCGGCGAAGAAGGCCGCACCTGCGAAGGTGGCCAAAGCCCGGGCCCGCGATGCAGGGCGGGGTACCGAACCGGCTCCGCACACGCCCGAGTGGTACGCCAAACTCGACGCCGAACAGAAGGCTCGTCAGGCTGCCGCGCTGGCGGATCTGGCGAATCGGTCCCTGCGTGATGCCGAGGTGGACAACCGGCTCCGTGCGGCCTATGCCGCAGCCCGCCCGAACGGCGGCTGGGTCGCCATCGCGGACCTGCGGGACGAAATGTCCGATATCCCTCGCTCGGAGCAGGATGCCGCGCTCAAACGGCTGGCCAACGCGGACCTGCCGGGTGGGGCACGCATCATCCCGATCGCCAACATCAAGGCGCTAACCGAGCGGGATCGGGCAGCGGCGCTGCATATGGGCGGCGAGGACCATCACGCCGTGTCCTTCCAGGATCCGTCGCCGCTCCCGATGCCCACCTCGGCTACGCCGGGCGTCGACCGATACCGAAGGATCAACCCGGATCGTCCTCGGGCGCCGGCCAACAAGGCGGCGCCGGCCGCCTTGTCAACAGATCCCGCAGTGCGCGCGGTCGAGGTCGACAACCGTGTCCGCGAGGCGTATTCGAAGCTCGCCGCGAAGCCCGGCACCTGGGTTGGCCTGGCCGATCTGCGGGACAACCTTGGGGACTTGTCCCGCGAGGAACAGGACGCGGCCCTAACGAAGATGCTGCTATCGGCCGACTACAACGATCCTGGACGTGTCCGCATCATCCCGGTGGCGAACACGAAGGCGTTGAAGCCTCGGGACCGGGCGGCGGCGTTGCGTATCGGCAACGAGGACAACCATGCCATCTGGATCGGCGACCCATCGCCTCGCCCGCTCCCGAAGGGCGAGGGTGGCAAGCCTGAGGTAGCGGCGCCGGCGAAGGCGGTCAAGAAGGCCGCACCATCAGCACCGCGACCAGCGGCATCGACTGATGAGGTCGTGGCCGGTCTTGCCGACGCGAAGTCCCGCGACGAGGCCCATGGACTTCTCGCAGGCCTGACGCTCGCTGAGTTGAAGGCCGTCGCGAAGGCACTCGACGTGGCGCCAGAGCGGAACAAGACCGAGTATCAGCAGTCGATCGTGGATGCGACCGTTGGCGTTCGAAACGATGCTTTGGCAATCAAGAACGCGGATCTACAGAGTCCGGCCAGGAAGGCGCTCGACGCTCTGACCGGCGCGAACGGCCTGTCGACCGACCCAGCCATTCGCGCAGTCCAGATCGACAACCGGGTGCGGGCTGCGTACGCCCATCTCGCCGCGAGTCCGGGCGCGTGGGTCGGTTTGGCCGACCTGCGCAACCAGCTCGGCGAGGACACGAACCGGCACGAGGTAGACGCCTCGCTGAAGCGGCTGGAGCAAGAGCCCGGGGCGAACATCGTGCCCGAGTCCAACCAGAAGACGCTGACCCAGGCGGACCGCGACGCGGCCGTGGTGATCGGCGACCAGGCCAAGCACGCCGTCATGATCGAGGACCCGTCGCCGCGGTCGCTTCCGGGCGCGGCGCCTACCACGAAAGCCGCGCCGCGCAAGCGGAGGACCTCGGCGGCCCGCGACTGCGGACTAGCCCTGGCCGGCATCACAACCCGCGCGCTTGGTCACGACGTCACGCCGGGTCACGATCAGCTCCACCACTACTGGACGGTCGACCCCAAGGGTCGCGCCCGCTGGGTCGACTCAGCCACACCCTGGACGACGTTGGAACATCTCCTCGAAGAGCACGTGCCGCCAGAGATGGCGAAGCGGCTCGCGGCCAGCTTCTTCCATGACGTCTTCCACTACTGGCCCGGCGACGACAAGAACCGCGTAGCCCACGGCAAGCCGCCGCGCGGCAACCGCATCGGCCCCGGCTAAACCAACTGATCTCGGGCACCCGCCCGCGTACCGAAAGGTGGTGCGTGGGTAATGACGCATGCCCTGACCCGGGACATCGGATTCGCCGTCCGAGCCTACGAGTTCGAACTCCGCTCCGCTGGCCGCAACGGCCGCACCCTCGAAGGCCATGTCGCCGTCTTCAACACTCGCACCCGGATCCCGGACCACGCCGGGGACTTCGAAGAGGAGATGCTGCCCGGATTCGCCGACCGGTCGTTGCGCGACAGCGGCTACCCGGTGATGCAGTTCGACCACGGCAAGGACCCTCGGGTCGGCACGGTGCCCATCGGCAAGTACGACACGTGGGAACCAGACGGCAAGGGCTACTTCGTACGCGGCGAACTGTTTGACAACCCCGTGGTGGAGCCAGTCCGGCAAGCCATCGAGCACAAGGCCATCAGGGGCATGTCGTTCCGGTTCAAGGTGAGCAAGGGCGGCGACCAGTGGGAACGCCGCAACGGCGGCATGGATCTGCGCCGGGTTGCCGATGCCGACGTCCCCGAGGCCGGGCCAGTCGTCTTCCCTGCCTACGCCTCAACCACCGTATCCGTCCGTTCAATCCTGGCAACGTTCACCCCTGAGGAACGGGCCGAACTCATCCGTGAGCTGAGAGCCCAAGCTGGCCTCGCCACGGATCTCAACTTCGCCGGGCGACCCAGCGCGAGGAGCGCGGGTGGCGGTGAATCCGATGTGGAGCCCAGGGAGGGCGACGCACCGAACCCAGCACAACTCGCACGCATAAGGGCCCTCCGGACCCTGCGCAATCCAGTCACCCTCCCCTGAAAGAGGAAGCATCGTGTTCAATGTCGAAGAGTTGAGGGACAAGACCCTCGACTCGGTCTCCGATGGCAAGTTCGAGGAGACCAGCCACAAGAGCCCCGAAGAGCTGCGCAACCTCGTCGAGGTACTCGACGCGCATCTGCGCTCCATCCACCAGGAAGATACCGGCGAACTTCGCGACCTCAGTGACGCCGAGGAGAAGGCATTCGCCTACGGTCTCGCGGTCCGCGCCGATGCCCTCAAGAAGATCGAGAACCACCGGGCCGTGTCCGAGGTGTTCTCGCGCCGCCCTGACGCCGTCAAGCGCGTCTATGCCAACATCCGCAACGGCATCGACGGCGGCAACGGCGTTACCCGCATGCTGAACAGCGAAGTCCGCGACATGGCACTCCGTACGCTGGACGACCGCAGATCCTCAGCGCACCTACGCTCCGAGGAGAAGGACCACGTCGAACAGCAGATCCGCACCAACGTGGACGTGGCTCGGCGCATCGTCGTTACTGAGAACGAGGCTTACCGCACCGCGTGGTTGAAGGTGGTCACCGACCCCGATGCGAAGATGTTCCTTGAGGACGACGAGCGGGACGCGATGAAGGCGTACGCCGAGTACCGGGCAGCGTCGTCTTCGTCTGGCTCCGGTGGCTACGGCGTGCCCGTGTTCATCGACCCGTCGATCATGTTGACGGCGCAGGGCTCGCGGAATCCGTTCATGCAGATCGCCAAGCAGACGGACGTGAACACGAATACCTGGAAGGGCGTTACCTCGGCTGGCGTCACCTGGTCCTTCGATCAGGAAGCCAACGAGGTTTCCGATGATGCACCATCGATGCTCCAACCGACAGTGAGCGTTTACACCGCTCGCGGCTTTATTCCGTTCTCGATCGAGATCGGAGAGGATTATCCCTCCTTTGCATCCGAGATGTCCGGCTTGCTCAGTGAAGGTTATGACGAGCTGCTCATCGACAAGTTCACCCGTGGCTCCGGCACCAATGAACCCTTTGGCGTCCTGACCGTCCTATCGGCCTCGGCCGGCAACCGGGTCGGCGTCCAGACGTCTGGCACGAACTTCGGGCCCCTCGACCCGTACACCGCCTACGAGGCCGTGCCGCAGCGCTTCCGGTTCAACGCGTCTTGGCTCATGAACGTGAACGTGAACGACAAGATGCGCCAGCTTGGCCAGTCGAACGTTTACCACGCATACACCGTCAACCTGCCGGCGGCGTGGATGGACACCCTGCTGGGTCGAAGCGTCTATGAATCCCCGTACATGCCCAATACCACCACGTCGACCTCGGCGAACAGCGGACTCGCGGTCATCGGGGACTTCTCGAACTACCTCATCGCACGTAGAACGGGCATGAGCGTTGAACTTATTCCACACTTGTTCGCAACGGCGAACAACCTGCCTTCCGGACAAAGGGGATGGTTCGCCTATTCCAGGATCGGCGGCGGCGTTGTCAACACAAGCGCCTTCCGTCTCCTCGTGAACACGGCCTGATCTCGGCGACGCGGTAGACTTAGGTCTACAAGGGACGGCGGGGAGCAGCAACTCCCCGCCGTCTGCCGGAACCTCCGTGGAAGGTGCCCGACATGGCACAGCGTACAAGAGGCGTCTGCTCCGCCAGCGGTTGTGAACGCGAGCACACCGCAAAGGGTTACTGCAAGTTGCACTACTACCGGCTTCGCCGCACTGGCGATATCGTGGTGACGCAGTTTGCGCGAGTCGGGCGGACATGCCGAGTCGAACGGTGCGAACGTCCCATCAGAGCCAAGGGTCTGTGCACGCTCCACTACGACAGACTGACTCGTAGCGGCGACGTGGGCCTAGTCCACTCGACTCGTCGCGCCCGATCGATTGGCGACACGCGGATCAATCGCGATGGCTATGTGCTCGTCTTCCGCCCGGACTACCCCGGCGCACGTCGGCCTCACTACATTCAGGAACATCGCCTCGTTATGGAGCGCATCCTCGGTCGCCCGATGGAAGCGCACGAGACGGTCCACCACGTCAACGGCATCCGTCATGACAATCGAGCCGAGAACCTTGAGCTCTGGATCAAGCCACAGCCCAACGGCCAGCGTGCCATCGATCTCGCGCGGTGGGTCATCCAGAACTACCCCGATTTGATCGCCGAACTCGCCAAGACCTAGTTCTCGCACCAACCCCAAGGCCCGGAAGGCATCGCCTCCCGGGCCTTCTGTATGCCCCATGAAAGGAAAACGCCGTGGCCCTGACCAACGCCGACAAGGCCACCAGGACGTCTCAGAGCGCCAAACCAGCAAAGTCGGTCGAGTCCCCGCCAGCCCTGCTGCTGACAGGAAGCTCCAGCAACCCGGACGTGCAGTTCCTGGCGTCGAAACGCGCACATCTCATGGGAGCACCGTCGGAGGAGGCGGACAACTCCGCCGAGATCGCCGCCATCGACGAACAACTCGCACTGCTCGGCTACCGAGCCTGACGAAAGGTAACCATCCAATGATCGAAGTCGTCTACGCCATGGGTTCGGAGACCGTCGCACTTCCCTCTGGCGAGGGTGTGCCCGTCATCAAGGGGAGTCACTGGCCAGTGGCCGACCCGGTCGTGCGCGCCCGCCCCGGCCTGTTCTCACCAGACGCCCGCTGGGGGCTTTTCTACTCGCCATCCTCGCCACCGCCGGGGTACGACGCGGAGCTGAACGAGGTCGAAGAGGCCACCGCGAACCCCGGCGAGAAGCGGAGTGCCCGCCGTGGCTGACCGTCCGAAGCTCCTCATGTCCGAGAAGGTCACTGACGCGCTCGTTGCTGCCGGCATCCTCACCGACGCCCATCGGATCAGCCGCATCGTGATCGATCTTCAGCCGGGCATGGTGCCCGTGCTGCACGTCCGCTACTTCGGCGACGAGCGGCTCCTGGACGTCGTGGAAACCCTGGACGGCACTGAGGTGAAGGACGGTGGCTGAGAAGTCCAGCGTCATGCCGCCGTCGCCGATAACGGCCCTCGCCGAGGGCGCTGCGCAGATGCACGAGTTGTACACCGCCTATGTCGGTGCGGGTTTCACATCGATACAGGCGATGCAGTTGATCTGCGCCATGGTCGCCGCCGCGAGCCAACAGTCCGCACAAACCTGATCCCCTCCGGCCGGCTGCTTTGGATGGTCGGTCGGCCGGAGGTTAACCATCCAGCACCATCCTCAAAGGACTGTGATGTCGAACCGAATCAAGCTTGAGAAGGCAGAGCCAGATCCGGGGCCCTCGGTCGCCGTGGCGTACGTCCACGAAGACCGCCTGGACTACTCCTTCTTCCACTCCTTCGTCCAGCTGATGGGCTACGACGCCGCGAACGCGGGTCGGGTATGGCGGGGTGGGTTCGTCGCCCGCCGGGGCACCACTGGCGACCTGGCGGCGGCCCGCAACGGTGGGGTGCTCGACTTCCTCGCCGGCGACGCCGACTGGTTGTGGTGGGTCGACACTGACATGGGCTTCGAGCCGGACACCATCGACCGCCTGCTCGCCGCAGCCGACCCGGTTGAGCGACCCATCGTCGGCGGAATGTGCTTCGCTCAGCGCGAGAGTGAGCACGATGGTGTTGGCGGCTACCGACCAGTGGCGTGGCCGACCATCATGGACTGGACGTTCGAGGGCGACCGTGGCGGTTTCCAGATTCGCTGGGACTACCCGCGCGATGCCCTGACGCGGGTGAGTGGCACTGGCTCGGCGTGCATTCTGATCCACCGCTCCGTCTTCGAGCGGGTGCGCGACGCCTACGAGGAAATCCAGCGCGAGGGGAACGTCCGCAAGGATGGCGACCCGCGGTGGGACTCCTGGTACACGCGGGTGACCAATCCATCCACGGGCGAGCTCGTCGGCGAGGATCTGTCGTTCTGTATGCGGCTGATGCGGGTCGAGATCCCGGTCCACGTCCACACCGGGGTGCAGACGACGCACCGCAAGAACGTCTGGCTGTCGGAGCAGGACTACTGGCGGCAGCGGGCCTTGGCTCCGGCGCCGGAAGAGGTCGAGAACCTGCCGGCCGAGGAGCGGACCGTACCCCGGTACGCGGTCATCCCGACTCACAACCGCCCGGACCGGCTGCTTGCCCTGGTGGGTTCGCTGGGCAAGCAGGTCGACCACATCGTGGTGTTGGACAACGCGTCGGAGCCGCCGGTGGACTGGGCGCAACTCGCTCCGGCCGCACTGCCCGCCGTCGTGGAGGTCCTTCGCGACCCCGAGCAGCCGCCGCACCTCTACCGATTCTGGAACGTCATGTTCGACGCCGTGGCCGAGCACGCGAAGGCCGCCGGCCACGAACGCTGGGACATCGGCGTTCTCAACGACGACTCGATCGTTCCCGCCGGCTGGTTCGATGTCTGCGCGACGGTGCTTCGACCTCCCGGTGACGAAGTTGTTTTCGCGGCAGCACACACAGGCACAGTTCCGGTTCATCGCCATGAACTGGTCACCGAGTACCCGTACCCGCACGAGAAGCGGATGTGTCCATGGGCGTTCGTGACGGCCGGCGAGCTTGGTGTTCGGGCGGATGAATCCTTCCGGTGGTGGTACGGGGACGACGACTTCGCACGCCAATTGATCGATGCTGGCGGCGTGTTGGCCGCGCCCGGGCCGCTGGTCATCAACGCCAACGCGGTCCAGTCGACGGTGGGTGTCCTGGCCGAGCAGGCGGAGGCCGACCGGGTCACCTTCGAGAAGAAGTGGGCGGACCGGTGATCGGGTACGGCACCTGTGTCGGTTCGTGGGAGAAGCTGCGCCGCAACGTCATCCCCCGCACGAGCGGCCGTCCACTCCTTGGCCTTTCCGGACAGACGCAGCTCACGGTCGCGTACAACACCATCCTCGACTCCTACCAGGGTCGCGACCTGGACGCCGTAATCCTGCTCCACGATGACCTGGAGATCGTCGACCCGGACGCCGAGGCCAAGTTCCTCGACGCCCTGGCCGACCCGGACGTCGCCATGGTCGGAGTTTGCGGCGGCAAGGGCTGCAAGTCGCTGGCGTGGTGGGAGTCGGAAACCGTCGGCCGCCAGATGACCGACTCGGGGATGCTCGACTTCGGCCCGCGCACCGGCGACGTGGCCTTCATCGAGGGCAGCATCATGGTGTTCTCGCCGTGGGCGATCGAGAACCTGCGCTTCGACACTCGGTACCCGGGATTCCTGGGCTACGACGACGTCTGCCTGACCGCCCTTGAGGACGGCAAGCGGGTGGTGGTGGCCGACGTGGACACGCACCACCACAGCACGATCGGGTTCAAGTCGCCCGAGATCGCCGAGGCGTGGGACGTCGCGGAGGGCATCTTCCAGGCCAAGTGGGAGGAGTCGTGAAGCGCACCTCCTGTGCCGCGTGCGGCCACACGGACCTGGACCAGTTCCTTGACCTCGGCATGTCGCCGATCGCCGACGCCTACACCGCCACCGCCGACGAGGTGTCGCCGACGTACCCGCTGCAGGTCGCGGTGTGCGCCAAGTGCCGGCTTGTGCAGCTACTGGAGGTCGTCCCGGCGAACGTGCTGTTCGGCACCGGCTACAGCTTCTACTCCTCGGCCAGCGCGCCGCTGTCGGCATATCACAAGGCGTACGCCGACGACGTACTAGCGCGTTACCCGGACCGGGTGCGCGCTGGTGTGGTCGAGATCGGTTGTAACGACGGCGACCTCTTGCAGCATTTCGGTCACGTACGACACCTCGGCATTGACCCATCGACCGGACCCGTCGATGTCGCTGCCGAGCGCGGACTCAACGTGGCGCCAGAAGCGTTCGGCCTCGAGGTCGCCAGGGACCTGGTGGCCGAAGAGTTCCCGGCCGGGCCCGGTGTAGTCATTGCGAACCATGTTCTTGCACATGTCGAGGAAGTGTCCGACTTTCTGGCCGGCGTGGCGCACCTCATGGGCGACCATACGGTCGGGTTCGTCGAGGTGCAGTACCTGCCTGACCTGATCGTCAACAACGCCTTCGACCTCGTGTACCACGAGCACCGCAACTTCTTCTCGCTGACCAGCCTGGAGCATGCGGCCAGCAGGCACGGGCTCTATGTCGTCGATGCCGAACTCACCGACAGACAGGGCGGCTCGCTGCGAGCGACGCTGTCGCACCGCAACGACTTGCCAACCCCAATCGTCTCGACGATCCGGCGCTCGGAGTTGTGGCTCAATTCCTTCGGTGCCTACGAGGGCATGCAGGGCCGGGCCGAGCGGATCTGTATGCGGCTTCTGGATCTGCTGGCCGAGCAGAGCGGCCCGATCGCGGCGTACGGTGCGCCAGCCAAGTTGACGACGCTGCTCAGCTTCTGCGGCCTGAATGTCTCGACGGTCCGTTGGTGTGTGGACTCGACGCCGGCAAAGCAGGGGCGGTTCATCCCTGGCACTGGCATTCCGATCGTGGCGCCGAGCGTCACAGAGCGCGCCGCGAACCAGCCCAGCGCGTACTTGCTCTCGGCCTGGAACTACGCACGCGCCATCATGAGCGCCAACCCGGGCAACCGTTGGATCGTCCCGATACCCGGGCCGGTGCTGCTGTGAGAGCGCTCATCCTCGGAGTGACAGGCCAGGACGGCAGCTACCTGGCGGAGCAACTCCTCGCCGATGGTCACGGGGTCTTCGGCATGGTGCGGCGGAACAACGCCACCTCATCCGCCCGCCTCGTGTCTGGCGACCTGCTCGATCAGGAGTCGTTGGAGACCGCGCTCCGGACAACCAAGCCGGACGTGGTCTACAACCTCGCCGCAGTCACCTCGCCCGGCGGAAGGTGGGGCACACCTCAACCACCGTTACTGGCCGAGGTGTCCGGCGTCGGCGTGGTCCGCCTGCTGGACGCGATGGTGCGCGAGGCTCCGAATGCGCGCCTGGTGCATGCCTCGTCGTCGGCGGTGTTCGAGCCGAACCGGTACGGGCTGTACGGCTCGGCGAAGGTGCTGGCGCACGACGCCCTGGTCGGGTATCGCGGCGTGCTGCACTGCTCGAACGCAGTGCTGTTCAGCCACACCTCGCCGCGGCAGGACCCCCGGTTCCTGGCGCGGCGGATCTGCTCGACCATCGCCCGTATCGCCGCCGGCAGCGGTGAGCGCCTGGTCCTCGGTGATGTGCGCTCCCGACGGGACTGGGGCTACGCGCCGGACTACATGCGGGCGCTGCAACGCATCGGCGAGCAGGACGAACCAGGCGACTGGATCGTGTGTACGCGGACGCAGCACTCAGTACGCGACCTGACCGAGGCGGCGCTGCGCGCCGTTGGCCTGTCGTGGTTCGACGCGGTCGACGTGGATCCGGCCGCGCCGAAGATCCTCGACGAGATCGCGCCCAGCCGCATCGCCTGGGACGGCAACGGATTCGCGCAGGATCTCGACTGGAGTCCGGAGACCGGCCTCGAGGAAATGATCGAACTGATGACGAGAGGCAACTGACATGGCCAAGGCTGGCTACTCACTCCAAACCGGTGCCGCCGTGGCTCTTGCCGCGGCTACCGCCAAGACCGTCCTGTGTGTCATCGCACCCGCGAGCTTCGGTATTGACCTCCGCACCATCGAGATCGGGTTCGATGGGGTTACCGCCTCGAATACCCCGGTGCTCTGCGAGATCATGACGTCAACCCTCGCGACCAACTCGACGCCAGGCACCGCCAACAGCACGGGCACCGTGAACCAGGTCTACGGCCGCAGCATCACGGCCGGCTTCACCGGGTTCTACGCGAGCACGTCCGAACCGACCGTGCTCACCGCGATCGACTCGTTCACCCTCACCCCGAACGGTGGCCTGATCGTCCGCGACTGGGCGCAGGGTCAGACTTTCGACACCGCGGTGTCGACCGGTCTCGTGCTGCGTTGCACCGCGTCGGCGATCGTGAACGTGCGGGCGACCATGGTGTTCGAGAGGGCCTAGCCTCCGATGTCGGAGTCGCTGTTCGCCGCTCAAACCCCATCCGGTGCCAACAACTCCGACGGCGGCGCGTCAGGCATCACGACGGCGACGGGCATACGGTTCTCCGTCAGCGGTACCGTCACCGCGATCCGCTTCTACGCGACGTCCACGGTATCCGGCAACTACGTCGGCGAACTGTGGGAGGTCCAGGCCGCCGACAGCGCACCGGCTGGTACCCGGGTCGGGGTGACGTCGACTGTCGCGTCCGGCTCGATCACCGCCGGAACCTGGAACACGATCGCACTCACGGTGCCCGTGTCGGTGGTTACCGGCAAGGTGTACAGAGCCTCGATCAACAACAGCGCCGGCCGCTACGTCACCACACTGACCTTCTTCACCGCCGACTTGGTCAGCGGCCATCTCACGGCCGACGCAAACGGCGATGACCCCGTCCTGCTGGGCGCGCTTAGACAGGGCGTGTTCCGCGCCAACTCAGCGTCGAACAACTACCCGAGCACCAGCGGCAACGGCACGTGCTACTTCGTCGACCTGCTGTTCGATGCCGTCGGGGTCTCCTCCACGACACCCACGCCGATCGTGGTTACGACCCAACCGAAACGCACCGCGGCCACGGTGCTGACGTTGCGGTCGCCGTCGCTTCAAGACCTGTCGACACCGTCACCACTGGTGGTGACTGCCCAACCGAAGCGCACCATTTCGACGGCGATCGTGGTCCGGTCCTCCCTCGAGGACTTCAGGACGCCGCCAACACCGGCGCCCGTGGTCGTGGCCAGCCAGTCGTCGCCGCGCCGAGCGTTCGTCTTTATGGGTCACGGGAATGACGGACTCCACGTCGACCCGGTGCTCAGTGTCGGGACCGGGTCGCCCATGACGTCATCCACGCGAACCGAGACCTTCGTCTCCCAGACCACCGAGGGCACCTTCACCGCGCAGACGAGAGGAGGCGTGCTATGACCACCACAATGGACGTCGGCGATCGCGTCAACGTGCAGTACCTGGCGTACGCGGCCGGCGTGGCCACCACCGCTACCGTCGTCCTCACGGTGACCGCGCCGGACGGCACCTCCTCGACTCCGACTGTCACGCCGACCGCGCCCAACATCTACGACGCGAGCTTCGAACTCACCGTCGTGGGTACCTGGTCCTGGCGGTGGGACGTCAGCGGCACGGTGACAGATATCGACCGCGGCGAGGTCTATGCGGGCGATCCGGCGCCCGCCCTGTACGCCTCGCTCGCCCGACTGAAGTTCACACTTAACATCGAAGATCTCACCCGCGACGACTTGCTGACCGAGAAGCTCGACAGCGCGTCGCGGAGCGTCGAGAAGTACTGCGACGATCGCCGCTTCTACCTCGACACCACGGCGAGCGTACGTACGTACTCGACCGCTGGCCGGATTGTCCAAAGCCATCGTGACGGCACCGAACGCCTGCGCGTCGACAGCATTGGTGCCGACGCGGCCGGCATCCTCGTCGAGGTTGGCGATGGCACCACCTGGACTTCGCTGACCGGCTTCGAGACGTATCCGGACAACGCCCTGGCGAGGCTCGAAGCGATCGAGTGGCTGGTGGCGCTGAACTGCGAGTGGAGCCGCAACCGTCGGGTTCGTGTCACCGCCCGCTGGGGCTGGCCGGCCGTGCCCACCGCCGTGGCCGAGGCGACGCTGCTGCAGGCCTCCCGGCTGTTCCGTCGCAAGGACAGTCCCGAGGGCGTCGCCGGCAACTCGGACTGGGGCCTGGTTCGGGTGCCGAACCTGGACCCCGACGTCAAGGCCCAACTGGCCTACCTGCACACCGATTTCTCGGCCGCCTGATGGACCTCGACGCTGTATGCGTAGCCATCGCCGCGAACATCACCGCCGCCGAGCTGACGGTGGCTGGACATGGCCTCACGGCCACGCCGTTCGCGCCGGACGCCTTGACCGCGCCGCACTTCTTCACGGCCGAGTTCACCGGCGAGTACAAGAAGTCGTTCAACAGCCTCATGGAGATGACACTCACGTGCCGCCTGATGCTGGCCCGGGCCGACGACCGGAGCGGACAGCAGCAGATCCGCAGGCTGGCGTCGACCGGCGAGTCGACGATCGCCGCGGCGTTTGACAGCATGCGCGGCGCACCAGGACAGAGCGCGCTGAGCGGAGCCTGCGACGACCTGTATCTGCGCCGGGTGCAGGGACCGCGGCTGTTCACGATCGGCGCGGAGCAGTACTACGGGCTCGAATTCACAGTCTTCGTGATGGGGTGACCAATGGCTAAGCAGGTGCTGCTCAACGTCCGGGCGTTCGTGGGTCCGGCTGACCTGACGGGCCAGAGCAACAAGATTGAGCTCGTCGACTCGATGGATGAGAAGAAGGCCACCACCTACGGCTCCGGCGGCGCGGAGGAACTCCTCGCCGGCCTCGAGACGGTGGCCATCGGCGCCGAGGGTCTGTGGGACGCGGGCGACCCGGGGAAGATCGACGATGAGATGTGGGCCAACCGGCGCGTCATCGAGGCGTGGACGATCGGGCCGGAGACGGCGGACGCCAGCGCCTACGCCTACCTGACCCAGGCGCTACGGCTGGACAGCAAGCTGTTCGGCCAGGTCGGTGAGGTCTTCCCGTGGACGCTGACCGCCGGCGGATCGTGGCCGCTGGTTCGGGGCCAGATCACACAGCCGCCCGGTACGGCCATCGTCGCTGACGGCAACGGGACGGGCCTGAACCTTGGCGCCACGTCCGCGACGCAGCGGGTCTACGCATCGCTGCACGTTCTGTCCGTGGCGGGCACACTCGCGCCGACGATCGCCTGCACGATCCAGTCCGCGTCGTCTAACGCCTTCTCTTCGCCGACGACCCGTCTGACGTTCACCACGGTCTCGGCCGTGGGTGGACAGATCACTCGGACCGCGCTGGGTGCCAACGCGCACACCTGGTACCGGGCCGTCTTCGACGTCACGGACAACGGCGGTGTCGGCATGTCGTTCCTCGCCGTCGCCGCCATCGGCATCGCCTAAACCGCACCCACCACCATCACCCGGCCGACCTCGGTCCGGGCAACAACCATGCCCGGGAGGCACCCATGGCCAAGCAGGTGCTGCTTGACTGCTACGTCGAAATCAACGGCGTCGACCGCACGGCGTCCGTGTCCAAAGCGGACCTGGACGACAAGTTCGAGGAGAAGGACACCACCACATACGGATCCGGCAGCGCCAAGGAACTGTTGGCAGGACTCGAGTCCGGGTCGATCGGGATCACGTTCAAGAACGACTACGCCGCTTCCGCGCTCGACTCCGCGATGTGGGCGCTGCGCCGTTCGATCGTGGCGTTCAAGATCCGGCCCACGTCTTCGGCGATCGTGTCCACCGCCAACCCGCAGTACGGCGGCAACATCCTGATCAGCAACTGGAAGCCGATCAGCGGCTCAGTCGGCGATGTGGCCGAGGTCGACGTCACCTTCAACCTGTCGGGCCCGATGACTCGAGTCACCTCGACCTGATGATCGAACGCATCGAGGTCGACGAGAGGAGTCTCGCCCGGTTGGTCACCGCGTTGCGTGCGGAGTCTGACGGGCAAGCCCTCGATCGCGACCTGGTGCACGAGCTGGAGGACGTCGCCAAGCCGGCACTGGAGGCGGCGAAGGCGTCGCTGCTCGGCATGGAAAGCAGCAGCGAAGTCCTGCCAGGGCTGCGAACCACGGTGGCTGACCACACCCGTATCCGGGTTCGTCTCACCGGCAAGCATCCGGGTGTCTCCATCCGCGCCGACAAGCTCGGCATGCCGCGCGGCTTCAACAACGCCCCGAAGCGGCTGAACGAGGCGCGCGGCTGGCGACACCAGGTATTCGGCCAGGACGTGTGGGTGACACAGCGCGGCAAGCCGGGCTGGTTCGACGACACCATCTCGAAGTTCAAACCGGCTGCGCGGCAGGCGGCACAGAAAGCCATGGACGGCATGGCGAAGCGCATCGACGTACGCACGAAAGGCTAACCATCCAATGCTCGTTACGTACAAACCTAAGGGCTCAGCCGAACCCCGCACCTGGAACTTCCAGCCGGATGACCTCTTCGAGATCCGCTGCGAGTTCATCGAGCGTCGCTACGCGAAGGCGATCGGCGAGAAGCAGGCCGCATTCGAGGAGTGGCGCATGGCCGTCTTGCGCGAGCAGGCCTCAGCCCGGCGCGTGCTGCTGTGGCACCTGCTCGATCTCGACCATCCCGGCAAGCTCCGCATCGAGGACGTGAACCCTCGCCGCGGAGAGCTGAAGGTCGAAGCCACCAAGTCCGAGTTGGTCGAGTTGCGGGCCACGCTGGAGAACGTCGGCGGCATGGACGACATGCAGCGCGAACTGATGCTCGCCCAGGTCGACGCGCAGATCGCTTCCGCACCGGAGGACGACGGGGGAAAAGCCCCCTCCAACGACTCCGTGAGCGCTATTGGCTAGCCATCGCTGAGGCGTTCCACATCGGACCGCGACAGCAGGAAGAGCTGACGCTGCTGGAGTTCCGGCAGGCCGTGAACCGAATCGACCACATGAACAAAGAGGCCGAGGCAGCGAAGCGGGGGTGACGGTGTGAGCGTCACCTCGCTTGAGTGCACCCACGGAGTCTGCGAACGAACCCAAATCGCGAAGGGTTACTGCACCGTCCACTACGACCGAATGAAGCGCGGCGTTGACATGGATACGCCGATCCGTAGGTACGTCCGGCACGGGACGGGCGCAGAGTGCGCCTCGAAGGGTTGCGCAGAACGGATCCAGGCCCTGGGGCTGTGTAAGTCTTGCTACCAGGCGGCCCGATACCGGGGCGAGATTACAACGACTCTGTGCAAGGCAACGGGCTGCGCGAAGGCGGTTCGCACCGCTGGCTATTGCGGCCGGCATTATGCGCGGATCCGAGTCGGCATCCCCCTCGATGCGCCTGGTCGTCGCTCGATGGGCACCGGCACGAAGGACCGCAACGGCTACGTCCGGATCCAGCAGGCTGACGGGACGACGATCGCCGAACATCGCCTGGTCATGGAAGGCATTCTCGGTCGACGTCTGCATGCCTTCGAGAACGTCCACCACATCAACGGAATCCGCGACGACAACCGCCCGGAGAACCTCGAGCTCTGGGCGAAGCCGCAACCTAACGGCCAGCGGGTAATCGACCTTGTCCGCTGGGTGGCCGAAGAGTACGCCACCGAGGTGCGAGCCATGCTCGCTGAGGAGGTGGTCGAGCGATGAGTGATACCTCATTGCTTCATAGCTCTTCAATTTCCTGAAGGGCCGCGACACCGCCAGTCCGCATATGAAGTCGGTCGCCGACTCGTCGACGAGCATGGCGTCGCGCATCAAAGCCTCGTCGATCGTCTCCGTCGCGGCCACCGCGACTGTGGTCGCCGGCTATGCCGCGCTGGCCGCGCAAGGTGTCGCGGCCGTGGCCGCCGTGGCCCCGCTGGCCGGTCTGCTCGCGGTCCTGCCGTCGCTCGCGCTTGCGGCGGCCGGCGGCGTGGGTGTGCTGATGCTAGCCACGTCCGGGCTCGCGGCCGCCATGAAGCAATCCTCTGGCGGGACCTCGAATAACGGCCAAGCCATCGTGGCGGCCGAACGCAGGGTGCAGTCTGCCCAGCAGGCGAGTACCCAGGCCCAGATCGACCTCAACGCCGCGCGACAGACGGCGGCCGACCGACTGATCGAGTTGAGCCGCCTGCTCAACCGGGCCGCCTTGGACGAGCGCGGCGGCGTCATGGCCGTTGCGGACGCCGAGAAGGCGCTCCGTGCGGCGCGAGCTTCCGGTGACCGTTCGGCCATCCAGCATGCCCAGCTAGCTCTCGACGAGGCCAACCAGTCACTCATCGAGATCCGGGCGCACACCGCCGACCTCACGGCGGAGGATCAGCACCGTACGACCGTCGGCGTCGAAGGCTCTGACGAGGTCCAGGCGGCACTACAGCGTCAGGCGAAGGCGCTGCAGGATCTGGCCGATGCTCAGGCAGCCCTGAAGACGGCGGGCCAGGGCGCGGGCGGAGTCGACGCGGCGGCTGCCGCGTACGCGAAGCTGAGCGTGGCTGGCAAGCAACTCGTCGACGTCCTCCGCGCGATCGCCCCGTCGTGGCGTTCGGTTCAGCAGGCCGTTCAGCAGGCGGTGTTCGCCGGGGTGGCCGCCGACGTGAAGCAGTTGTCGCAGGTCTATCTGCCGGTGATGCGCGAGCAGTTGCCGGCGATTGGTAAGGGCTGGAACAACGCTTTCCGTGGTACGGCGCAGCTGGCCGCCTCGGCCGGGTTCGTGCGGGACATCAACACGACGCTGGGCAACACCGCGACGTTCTGGCAGCGCATCGGCAACTCGTTCGCGCCGTTCCTCTCGGGCTTCCGTCAGTTCGCCGTGGTGGGCTCGGGCTTCCTTCCCAGCATCGGGTCGTGGGTGGAGCGGATCGCCAACTCCTTCGACCGGTGGGCGACGAACGCCCGCGAGTCCGGGAAGGCGCAGACCTGGATCGCCAACTCGTTGACGGTGCTGGGCCAACTCTGGGAGATCACCAAGAACGTCGGCTCGTCGATCGCCTCGATCTTCCGGGCGGGAAGCGCCGGCCCGGACTGGCTGCCGGGAGTGGTGGCCGGTACGCAGGCGCTGAGCGACTTCCTCGCCTCGCCGGCCGGCCAGGGCAAGCTCGCGGCGGTGTTCGCCACCCTGCGCGAAGTTGGTGCGAAGTTGTGGGCCGTGCTGACCAATCTCGGCCCCACCCTGCTCGACCTGTTCTCGGCCGGCGGTGCGGCGACCGACACACTCTCGGTGTTCGGTGTCGTGATCGGATTCGCGGCGGATCACCTGCACGCCTTCGCGTCCTGGCTGCCGGTCATCATCGCCGGATTCATCGCCTACAAGGCCCTCGTCGCTGGCGCCGTGGTCGTGGAGACGATCCGGATACCGCTGCTCATCGCCCAGACGATCAGCAACTTCGCCCTGGCCGGGGCGATGCGGGCGACGATGGTCGCAACGGGTCAGGCGACGGTGGCCCAGTGGGGCCTGAATGCCGCCTTCATCGCTAACCCGATCGGGATCATCATCCTGGCCATCGTCGCGTTGGTCGGGGGAATCTATCTACTGTGGACTCACAGCGCCGCCTTCCGTGACTTCTGGATCGCGGCCTGGATTCTAATCAAGATCGGGTTCGAGATCGCCGTGGTCTGGATCCACGACAAGATCCAATGGCTTATAGACGCGGTGCTCGGTATCCGCGACCGCATCACGGCCGGTGCTGCTGGCCTCTGGGACGGCATCGTCTACAGCTTCAAGAGCGCCGTGAACTGGATGATTCGTCTCTGGAACGACTTCCACCTCACCCTCGGTGGCGGCAACGTCCTCGGCATCTCCATCCCCAGCGTCACCCTCGATACGCCGAATATCCCTTACCTGGCCAAGGGTGGCGTCGTCCAGGCAACGCCTGGCGGTCGCCTGGTTGTGGCCGGCGATGGCGGCGAGGACGAGGCCGTGGTCCCGCTGTCGAAGCTGGGCGGCGTGTCGGGCGGGACGTCCGGCGGTACGACGCGCGTCATTCTCGACTTCCGCAACGTGCCCGACAGCCTGAAGGGGATCATCCGCAAGATGGTCCGCACCGACGGCGGCGGCGACGTGCAGATCGCGTTCGGTAGCTGATGGCCTTCCCCTCGACGCCGCTGACGGTCCTCGCCGAGGTAGCCCTCGGCGCCGACCTGACCGCTGCCCCGGGAACCTGGTCGTTCACCGACGTCACCTCGAAGATCTACACCCGAGACAAGATCGCCATCTCGCGAGGGCGAGCCGATGAGGCGTCCACTGCGGACACTTCGACGCTGGCAATGACGGCGGACAACCGCGACGGCCGCTGGTCCACGCGCAACCCGTCCGGCGCCTGGTACGGCCAACTGCGCAAGGGAACCCCCGTCCGGATCTCGGCTGAGGGTCACGTGCGCTACACGGGCTTCTTCTCCGAGCTGCCGCCGCGCTGGGACGTGTCCGGCCTCGACCGGTACGCGCCCTTGGCAGCCAAGGGCCTGTTGTACCGCCTCGGCCAGGGCCGCTCGCCGCTTCGCTCCGCACTCCGTCGCACCATCACGAAGGCGGCGCCGACGCAGTACTGGCCGCTGGAGGACGGGCCCGACGCCACGCAGGGCGCCTCCGCGCTGTCCGGCGGTGCTCCGACCTCGCCCCTCACCGACGGGGCCGTGTTCAATGGCTCGATTGCGACCGGCTCCGACGGGGCTGTTGATCTGTCTGGCGGTGGAACGTTCACCGCGTTCACCGGTCAGCCCATCGCGGCCGCGCCGAACGGCTGGGAGTTCGAGTGCGTCGTCGGCTGGGACGTGATTCCCACCGTCACGGTCAGCACATGCCAGGGCATCGCCTTCGCTGCGTCGTCGGGCGCCGGGGCGCTGATGGGCGTGGGCATCACCAACCTTGCCGGCGTGGTGGGTTGGGCCGACTTCATCTGCGCGTCGGACGGCAGCGGGGCCTTCTCGTCGCTGTCCGGGCTGGGCGCGATCGAGGCTGGCCGGGCCTATCACCTTCGGGTCGTCGGTCACCAGGTTGGTACGGGGCTGCGCCTCACGCTCTACGTCGACGGCGTCAGCATCTTCGACGACGGTTTCGTTGGCACGCTGATGATGCCGGACCGGATCGTCGTGAACAGCCCCATGTCGTCGCCGACGGCCACACCAGCGAACGTGCCGTGCTTCACGCAGCTCGCGTTCTGGGCTCCGTTCCGGGTATCGGCGACGACCTACCTGGCCACGAACGGTTACCTCGGCGAGCAGGCACATACCCGGTTCCTGCGCCTGTCCGACGAGGAGGGCATCCCGGCCACCTGCGGCGCGAGCGAGTCGCAGGCTATGGGCACGCAGACCACGAAGTCCTATCTGGACCTCGTGCGCGAATGCGAGGGAGCCGATCAGGGCTACCTCTACGAGGGCCTGGACTTCGGCCTCGTCCTGCAGGGTCACACGGAGCGGGAGAACCTCACCGCCGAACTGGCGCTGAACTACACGACGGCCGGCCACGTCGCCCCGCCGCTGGAGCCAACCGACGACGATCAGGCCGCCCGCAACGACGTCGAGGTGAAGCGCGACGGCGGGAGCAGTTCGCGGCAGACCGAGGAGAGCGCGGCCGTCGAGCTGTCCATCCCGAACATCGGCCGCCGCGACGAGTCAGTCACCTACAACCTGGCCACCGACGACCAGACCTACCACCTCGCCGGCTACCGGCTGCACCTCGGCACCTTCCCCGGCTACCGGTATCCGACCCTGACGCTGAACCTGGCTGCCGGCCCGAGCCTGATCACGGCGGTGTGCGCGGCGGACCTAGCGTTCCGGATGACCGTCGCGAACCCGCCCACGGACATCGGCCCGGACACCGTCTCCGTCATCGTCGAGGGCTACAGCGAGACCCTGGAGCCGTTCGGGTGGGACATCTCGGCGAACTGCAGCCTCAACGGGCCGCACACAGTCGGCGTGCTCGCGGCGACGTCCGGCGACACCGATCCGTTGCTGGGCTGGCTGGACTGGGACACGTGCACGTTGCACACCACGGTCAACACGACCGCGACGTCCTGGGCCATCGACGCGTCCCCTGTGGACACCACGGCGACCGATGACTTCCCGCGCCAGATCCTCATCGAGGGAGAACTGGTGACGGTGACCGCATGCTCTGGCGCGTCGGCTCCACAGACCTGGACCGTGACCCGGTCCGTGAATGGCGTGGTGAAAGCGCACACCGCTGGCGCGACCATCGCGCTGGCCTATCCCTACATCCTGGCGCTGTGAGGTAGCCGATGGCATTCACCACCGTTCCCTCGGCCGGCGCCAAGCTTCGAGGCTCCGTCCTGTCGGCGCTGATCACCGAAGTCCGACCGGTCATCGCCCGCAAGACCGTAGACGAGACCATCTCTTCCAGCTCGACGCTGCAGAACGACGACGAGCTGTTCGTCTCCGTCACAGCGAACGCCGTCTACTCGGCCAGACTGCACCTGCCGTACCAGAGCAACGCCACACCCGGGTTCAAATATGGCTTCACGTTTCCGTCCGGCACGACGCTGCCGCTCTGGTCGTTCGAGGGCATCACCACCGTGCCGGCGTTCACGTATGGGGTGGCTACGAACGGTGGGGTCTCCGGCCTCGGCGGCACGGCCGCGAACCAGGCACTCGATGCCTGGGGTCTGGTCATTGTGAGCAGCACGGCCGGGACGCTGCAGGTCCAGTGGGCGCAGAACACGCTCAACGCGTCCAACACCATCGTCCGCGCCGGGGCGTTCCTCGAACTCATCCGGCTGGCATAGGAGGCACGGTGACAATCCAGTTCCCCGACGTCAGCCACTACCAGTCGGGCCTCAGTCTCAAGGGCGCCCCGGCGGTTATCGCCAAGGCCACCCAGGGCAATAGCTATCGGGATCCGGCCTATGCAGGCTTCAAGGCCCAGGCGGCGGCGCTCGGTATCCCGTTCGCCGCCTACCACTGGCTGGACACCACCGACGCCGCAGCGCAGGCTCGCAACGCCTACGCGGTGGTCGGCCCCAACGTGGCGCTGATGATCGACGACGAGCAGGGCGTCATCAACGTCGGCCACACCCTCGCGTTCGTCGCGCCGTACCGGAAGCTCGGCGGCCGGGTCGTGCTGGAGTACGCGCCCCGTTGGGTGTGGCAGAACAGCGGCAGCCCTGACCTACGCCCGCTCGCTGCGGCCGGCCTGAGTCTCGTCTCCTCGAGCTACCCGTCCGCCGGGTACACCGACTCCGGCCCGGGCTGGGTGGCGTACGGCGGCGTCACGCCGGTCATCTGGCAGTACAGCGACAAGCAGGCGTTCGGCGGCCAGCGCGTCGACTTCAACGCCTACCGGGGCACAGCGGCTCAGCTTCGGGCGCTGCTCGGCGCCGGCTCCACCACTACCCAGGAGGACGACATGGACTTCAATCAGAACGCCAAACTCGACGCCGTCTTCAACCTGTATCCGAAGGTGAAGCTCGACACCGATGCGGTCACCGATGGGAAGGGCGGGATTCAGGAGTTCCCGGTGCCGCTGACGGAAGCCCTGAACCGGATCGAGGAGAAGCTCGACAAGCCGGCCATCAACGTCGACCTGGGCGAGCTGGCGAGCCAGGTTCTGGCCAACGCCGGTTTCGCTGATGCGATCGCCACGGCGGTGGCCGACAAGCTCGCCGCAAGGCTGAAGGACTAGGACCTAGGTGTGGGACAGCCTCGCCCCATGGCTGGCCTCCGGCGGCGGCGCGGGCATAGCCGGCGCGATCGCCTGGCTGGTCTACCGCCTGCACGCGGATGCGGTCGCGGCGGAACGTCGCCGGGCCGACGACTGGCGGGCCGCAGCGGTGGCCGCTGAGGCGCGGGCCGACGTGCGTGAGGGGCAGATTGGAATCTTGCTCGGGCGGGCGCGTGAACCCGAGCCGGTTCGGGCAAAGGACCCGGTATGAGGTGGCCCTGGATGCGACACAAGACCAACGGCACGGCGAAGGCGGCGGCCGCCGACTCGAAGGCGAAGCTGGCGGCCGCGCAGAAACTCACCCCGATGTATGAGCGGATGGCGGACCGGGTGGCGGAGTTGCCTGCGGACGAGTTCGCGGCCCGGGTCGTGAAGGCCTTCGGCCACGGGCGGCACGCGTGACCGGGTTGATTCAGGTCGAGTTGGCCCTGGCCTTCTTAACGAGCTTCGCGTTCGTCGTGCTGTACGCGATGGGTTCACCGTGGCGGGCGACCGAGATGGGCCGCCACCTGATGGCGTTCATGGTCGTGACGGTGATCGAGTTGGGTTCGCTGCTCGGGCTCGGGCTTGGGTGGCGGGTACCGCTGTGGCTGTTCGCCCTCGGCTTTGGGGCACTGGACGCTGTGGTGGTTCAGCGGCTGTGGCTGCTCATCAAGGTCCAGCGTCAGAGCTAGCCCTCGCTCCCCTTGATCCGCTTCCCGTCGACCAGGTTGTCGCAGTTGTTCTCCCGCCACTCCAGCCAGTGCTCGGTGCACGCCTGGTAGAGGTGGCCCTTCGGCCGACCGGTCGCCTTCGGGCAGTCGCACGGCGTCCAGCTGACCTTGACGTTGACGCCCGGGATCAGCTTGTGGCCGAGCAGGCACGTGTCCGGTGGGGCCCAATCCATCCGACCAACCTACGACGAAGGGGCGACATGTTCACCGTCAAGTTCTGGAAGGCCGCCGCCGAACGCGCGACCAAGAGTGTGGCGCAAGCGGTGGTCCTGTACTTCGGCGCGGACCAGGTTTTCGACGCCTGGCACGCCAACTGGGGCGCGGCCGGTGGCATCGCGCTCGGCGCCGCCGTGCTGTCTGTTCTGTCGTCGCTGCTGTCGTCGAAGGTCGCCGACTCCAGTTCACCCTCGCTCGTGAAGGAGTAGCGCATGCGCGGAGCATACGAGGACGGCCATGATCCCTGCGGCGACGAGGAGTGCCGCGTGCACCGCAGAGAGCGCCCAATAGTCGGTCTGGTGCTGGCTACAGTCGTCGTGGTCTTCGTGGCGGCCACCCTCATCGCAACGGACCCGGGCCCAGGCATGCGTCACTGACCAGACGGCCATCCTGGTGCTACTCGGCGCGACACCGACACCAAGTAGGACGACGCCCGCTGTCACGACGCCGCCAACGACTCCGAATACGACGTCGCCCGCTGTGACGACGCCTCCGGTGCGTACCGGGGTGGTGATCCAGGACAGCGAGCTGGACTGTCTCAACACCCCGGGCACGGGCGCGAGCGGTAACTTCGCGGCGCTGCGCCTGAACGTGCACGGCTGTGAGAACGGGTTCTCGCTGGACGGCCGCAACGACATCGAAGATTCGTACGTTCACGACCTGTACGAGCGGTCGAACCCGCTCGGCCACACGGACGGGATTCAGGTCTACGTCGGCGCCGGCAGCCCAATCACGATCAGGCACAACTGGATCGAGAACAAGACGCCGAACTCCACCTCAGCCATCATCGCCTCGTCCACATTCGACGGTCTGACGATCGACGGCAACCGGCTGATCGGCGGCGGGTACACGCTGCGCTGCCCGACCGGCGGCGCCGGCAACGTCATCATCAACAACGTGATCTCCGGCGGGTACTACGGCGACTGGGTGTACTGCGAGGACGAGTCCGTGGTGAGCGGCAACCAGCTTTTATAGGAAAAGGCCGGAAGCTTTACATCTGGCCGCGAGATTCATAGTCCAGACATGACGAAGCCCCGCACCTGCCCTCTCGGGTGGGTGCGGGGCTCTTCTGGCGTCAGTCGTCGTAGTCCACTGGGTCGACATATCCAGCGGCCAGTGCCTTGTTCACCACATCGGCCGTCTCGTTGTCCAGCCCGGCCATCCCGATCGGCTCGGCCACGGCGGGATGGTCGTCCCGTTCTTTGTCGCCGTCTTCCTCATCCATCCACTCGCTCTCGTCGGCGAGGTTCAGGGTCTCGTACTCGTCGTCGTTCACGTTCGCCATCGCGCGGTGCCTTCCGGTTGCTGGGACTTGTGTGCTGGCCGTTTGGCCACCGCTCCCGGCGCTCCACATCGGAGCGCCGGGACGGAAGCCCGAAGGCTCTGTGCGTTCACGCAGCCATGTCCGCGTTCAACTCGGAGATCGGCACCTCTCCCGGGCTGACCGGAGCGGCGGCCTTCGCCGCGTTCAACTGCCGGGTCGCGCTCGCCTTGGCGACGATGGCGGCCTTCTGGGCGACCGTCTTGGGCTTGCGCGCCTTGGTGGCGGGCGGTGCGTACTCGGTCTCGGCGGCGGCCAGCAGTCGGAAGTCGACGTGAGTGTGGTTGGCTACGAACTCGGCCACCGCGATCAGCAGGACCAGGGCACCAGCGACACACTTACCGACCAGGTCACCGGGAGCAAGGTACGAGAGCGTGCCCGACCCGGCGACGGTGAACACCAGACCGCCGAGCGCGAACCACTTGCTCGTCTTGCTCATGACCGGCAGGGCCAGAATGACTGCACACATCGCGGTGAGCAGGTCCAGGGCGGCCGGCACGATGTAGGCGGTCAGCATGTCCACGTGGTGCGCGAGGTACTCGCTCTGGTGCGAGTAGTTGGCCACCATCACCGCGACGACGATCAACGCGACCGCGCCGACCACGATCCGCTGCGTCCAGATCGCCTGACTGACGATGCTCTTACTCCGCGCTGCCGCGTACTGCTCGGTGAGCGTCTGCGTGCTCGCGGTCTTCGTAGTGCTGTTCATGCGGCCCTCCAAGGGCTAGTAGGTGCGCGGGGCGCGCTGGGCGCTGCTCTCCGCGTTGGTGCTGAAGTCATTGGCCTGACGGCCACGGCGTGGG